GCAAAACTCAAAAACTTATGGCAACAATTCATTTAGCAGTCTTGAAAACAAGACAAAATTCAAAAGGGACTTATTCTATTTACGTAGCTGTAACTCACAAAAGAGCCGTGAGATATATATCAACAGAATACGAAATAGATGATTTATACCAGTTTGACACTGGTACTATAGTCTGTCGAAAAGATGCAAAAATCATGAATCAGCGTTTGCAATATCTCCTTTCGGAGTATCAGGAGAAGCTAGATTCCATAACGAAGCAAGAAGTATATACTTGCTCTCAAATCAAAAATATGCTTACCGGTAAGATGAAAGCTGAAAGTCTGGTTACTATCAGTGAGTATATGACTGAGCGAATCAACAGATTACGCAAAGAGAATCGAGGTAGTTATGCAGATATGAATGTTTATACCCTATCGAAGATTTTAAGTATACTGGGAGATATTACCTTGCAAAGTTTCTCCCCTGACACTATTGCCTTATTTATAAAGGGGATGAATAATTTAAGCAACGCAACGAAGCAAATGCGCCTTACTCACCTAAAGGCTACTATTAATGAAGCTATACAGGAAGGACTTGTGAAGTATGAGATTCATCCTTTTAAGTACACCAAGATGCCTAAACCTGCCGTAAAGCAGTTGGATATTACTGTGGAAGAGTTTATGCGGATTAAGAATCTAAATACCCGGCATATTCGTATTGGACTAGCAAAAGATTTATTTTTGTTATCTTTCTACCTAGGCGGCATCAATCTAGCCGATTTAGTTCAAGTCGATTTTAGTCGTGATGTTATTAAGTATATCAGGCAGAAGACCCACTTAAATAAACAGGATGAAAAGTTTGTGGTACTCACGGTTCCAGAGGTGGCGAAGCCTATAATCAAAAAATATTTGAAAAGAAACGGTAAGTTGGACTTTGGCTACAACTTCACTTATTCCAATTTCCAGCGTTATCTAAACCGATGTTTGAAGAGTTTAGCCAAGGAAATAGGTATTGAAACTGAGTTTTCCTATTATTCTGCTCGAAAAACCTTTTCTCAATTTGCTTTTGATTTAGGTATAAAGACAGAAATTATTGAGTATTGCATCGGTCAATCAATGAAAGAGAACCGTCCTATCTATAATTATGTTCGCATTATGCAAAGACAAGCAGATGCTGCGGTTGCAAAGGTAATTGATTATACGTGTAGTCCTCAGAGGTATGAATCAGTTATAAACATGGGGATTCAATTAGGTAATACTACTGTTTGAGTTGTGATTGACATTCAAGTAGCATATTTATGAAATAAGTAATAGTTTATTTGATAGAACTATTTGGCAGTAAAGTACAAACGCTCTCGTTTTTAAGCGGGAGCGTTTTCATTTATACTCTAATGTTTTACTGATTTCTTTTAGTTGCACAGCATCTTTCTTATCTAAACAAATAGCTTTACATAGCCATTTCATGTTCCAATTCTTTTGATACAGCCCGATTAATGAACTCATTAATGGTAGTGCCTGTATTGGCTGCTGCCATTGCCACCATTCCATGAAGGTCGGAAGGCATACGAACAATAAGTTTTCCGCTATATGGCTTGCTTGGCTCTACACCACGGTCTTTGCAACTGGCAAGATAATCATCAATAGCACCTTCAAAATCGCTTTTCAGTTCGTTAATAGTTTCGCCTTCGTAAGTGATACAATCCTTTCTAAGACCAAGAACCTTGCCGAACAAGCAATTATCTTCTTCGCTATATTCCACGCTACCTGAGTAGCCTTTGTACTTTAACTGTCCCATAACTACTTTGTTTTTTGTTCTTTACTCTGTTCATATTTCTCAATTAGCTTGTTTTCACGGATATAAGTAATCAATTGCTTCATCACATACCCTTTAATAATATTAGAGGGGTGTGGCTTGTGCATTATATACGAATCCTTTCCATCTGTACTAACAAACTCAACCCGTGAACCTGACGTGCTCCCTTTACTACCTTCGCTAAAGCCAAACAGTTTAAATAAGCGTTTCACTTCATCATAGGTGAAGTCTTTCGGCAGCGTGAGGAAACGTTCTATTAGCTTTTCTTTTGTACCCATAGTTTTAATGGTTTATGCAAAGATACTAAATATAGTATCATACGCAAATTATAGCTTTGTTTTTTTATTTATCACTGCTGATATTTAACATTCACGCGAAACAGGCAAAATCTGTTTATTTCTCGTTTTTTTAGAGTAAAAAGCTGTTTTTGAGTAAAAAAACACGGAAAAAGGGCAAAAAATCACATAAAATTCTACTTTTTACCGAAAATACAGTTTATCTAAAGTAGACTGAAATAGATAAAACTACTCCCCTATTTGCTCACTTAATTCCTTTAGTTTATCTTCAATTGTTTTCTCCTCTCTGGTTTCATCCGTAATTGATACGGATTGCAGAGAAGGAACTACGAACTTGCATAGGTCAAGGTATATCTTGGCTTTCTTTGCCGGGTCTTCTATTGCATCGAAGGCTTTCTCGAAATCTTCGACTTTATTCTCTACTAAATTCTGGAATAATGCCCTGACGTTGGCTTGTACCTTGTTGGGCGTTCCAGCTTTTCTTCCGCCTGTCTTTTTTCCTGCTGCCATAAATATGCTTGCTTGGTTAATGGATAAAATGTTGGTGCAAAGTTAAGCACCTATTTTAGCACCATTAATTTATCCATTAACAGAAGAATTATGATTGGAAGTATTATCGGTGCAGGAATGAAAGTAGCCGGAAGCATATTTGGAGGTGTCAAGGCATCTAAAGCAATGAAAAAGCAAATGCAGATGTTGGACCAGAGTGCAAAGGATAATCAGAATTGGTATGACAGACGGTATAATGAGGATTTTACGCAACGTGCTTCTGCACAGCAGGCTCTTAACCAAATGAAACAGGCTATGCAGGAACGCTCTTTACGGAGTGCCGGAACGAATGTTGTTGCAGGTGGGACGGAAGAAAGTATTGCTGCGGAGAAGGAAGCACAGAACAAAGCTCTTGCTGGTGTGACAGGTAACATTGTTACCGAAGGTGAAGCACATAAGGATGAGATTGAAGGGCAGTATATGCAGAAGAAGGATGCTATCAATAATGCTCGCATGGAATTGGAGGCAAAAAAGGCTGCCAATATAACAAATGCTGTTCAAGGTGTAACTGAAACGGCTAGTGGTATTGCTGAAATGTTCTGATATGGCTACTATAGTTGAACAAATATTGAAAAAGCCTGATACTACCAAACCGGTGGTTCAGGATACGGTAGGAACTCAACAACCTGTTCCTGCCAATAATGGTGTTGAGCCGGCTAAACCGAACGTTCCTCAAAAGAGTGTTATGCAGCCTTTGACTGATAAGTCAATTAGTCCTGTTCAGGTTGCATCTAAGAGTGGGGTTCAGGAAAAGCCTCTTTTGCAAACTCAACAAATGACTATGACGGATATTTACCAGAAACTTAATCCATATACTCCACCATCGCAAGAGCAACTTGAAAAGGAAAGGAGACGGGATAAGGCAAGCAGGATTATAAGTGCTATTGGTGATGGCATTGGTGCATTGAGTAATCTGTACTTCACTACTAAAGGCGCGCCGTCGGTGCAAATATCTCCTTCCAATACTTTATCCGGAGTTTATAAGAAACGCTATGATGAATTGACAGCCAAACGAAAAGAAGAACGTGATAAATGGGTGGCAGGATATTTGAATGCAGCCGGACAGGATAGAGTACAAGGGAATGCAGATCGCTCCCATGAGTTCCAAAAAGAGCGTGCTAAGGAGCAAGATAAAAAAGCAGACCGTGCACATGAGTTTCAGGTTACGCAGGCTGACCGGACTTGGAAACGTGCCAGAGAACAGGATGCAGAAAATAAACGTCGGTGGGAGGAGCAATTTGCGGAAACGAAAAAGAACGGTGCCGCTTCACGTGCCAATGCTGCTGGAACCCTCGGACTCCGTAAGCAACAACTTGACTATAGCAGGCATAAGGATAAGGAAACGAGGGTTTATAACTTCCAGAAATCGCAAGGTAAAACTATTCCTTTCTCCATCGGTGATAAGACTTTTGTCGTAGGTTCTAATGCTTTGCATGACAATATTGGAAACATGGCTGGCGCCATACTCTATGATTTAAGGAACTCGGACAAGTATAAGAATCTGAGTGATGAAGAACTTACCAACTATAGTAAAGCAAAGGATTATATCGCCATGCAAAGACAGCTTGACCCTTCCAAAGTCAACCCGAAGCAATTGGCGGAAACGGTGAAGAAGTATGCAAGTTCTTCTCCCAGCGCGCAGGCAATCCTAAAAGAACTTCATGATTATTATGCACAAGAAAAGGCTTTTGCTGAAAGTGGAGAAAGTAGAAGCGGTAATAGTCTGGGGATTGGTTGGGATAAAGGTTCGAATAGTAAGGATAAAGGTAATAAGGGTAATTCACTTGGCTTAGGCTGGTAATAATCGATTTTTATATGACGAATACTATAGATAATGTTGGTGCATTGTACAAAGCACTTAGACAAAAAGGATTTAGCGATATTGGTACGGAAGATATATTCCGAAATAAATTACAGGATGAGAATAACAGGAAGCAACTGTACGACGCGTTGAGAAAGAACGGGTATGATGATATAGGAGACTATGATACTTTTAATATACGTGTTGGAAGTAGTTATCAATCTGCTTCTCCTGTTCAGGAGGTGGATTCAAACTATACTGCTGGGCAGGTGGATGTCGGTGATATAAATGGGGATGTTCCTGAATACTTGCAGCGACCGGAAGAACAAGAAACTATAAAGGGATTTGTGCCTGCTTTCAAACAAGGTTCGGATGCTTTGTATCAGGGTATGAAATCTTCTGTTGGTGAAACGGCTAATCTTCTAGCAGGTTCCAGCCGGGACTATACGAAGGCACAGAGGCAGTTGCAGGAGCTGGTGGATAGTGGCTATGACTTAACGGGTTTTGATAAGGAGAAGGCTTTAAAGGATTATAAGGACCGGCAGTTTCAGCGTGATATGGATTCGTGGGAGGAGATGATGCAACAAAGGCGTAAGGAGCGTGAAGGCATGGGATTCCTTGATGCGCTGGTGCATAAGTTTAAAGACCCTGACCGCCCACGGGACCAGTATGATAGTTCGGCTGTTGCTTTCAATAAGATGAAGGTTGGTGATGAAGTGCAGTTGGGACGTGCTTTTGATGCGATACAGGAGGCTTTGACACAAGCTAATGGTGATGTGGAGAAAGCTTATACCTTACTTGGTGAGCAATCTGCTAAGGAGACATGGGGTGATAAAACATCACGTGAAGCCCGTGAAGCTATGCGAGAGTTTAAGCCGACCGAGGGTACTGCGGCTTGGGTAGGTAATATTGTTCCGCAGATGATCGGCAATGTTGCCGGTATTGCTGCATCAGTTTCTCCGTGGACCCGGTGGTTGGCACGTCCGTTGGGTGTTGCTAATTTGGGTATGCTTACGGCTTCTTCATCCGGTAGTGCGATGGCAGATGCCAGAGAGTATGCAGAGCAGACAGGCAAGCAGGTGAGCGAAGGTGATGTACTGCGTGTTGGTGCTATTTCGGGAACTATTGAAGCTGGAACGGAGATGCTGCCTTATGGACGTTTCTTTGGGGGTATTCATAACTCTGTGGCTAAGAAGCTAGGGAAAGAGGTGACGAATGCCATTGCTGGTAATCCGGCTGCGAGAAGAGAGTTAAGTAGTTTATTGAGGGATGCCGGAAGTGAATTATCAACTAAGCTTTTCACAAAAGAAGCTGGTAAGAGGTTTATCGGTGATGTGAGTATTGAGGGGTTCTCGGAATTTCTAGCAGAAGGCGGCGGAACGTTGGTACCAATGATTTATCAGAATCCGGAGGATTATCCTACTTTGTATGAGGTGCTGCAGAATGGCTGGGAAGGTGCTAAAGCCGGTATCTTCATGGGTTCTATTCTGGGTGGTGCTTCTTCGACCATTGGGCATTATCAGAACAGGGCGAGAAGAAAGCAACAGGGTAAGATGATGCTTGCCGATACAAAGGACGGTGTGCTGGAAGTTGTGGGACAGACTGGAGAGGATAAGTATATGGCGGTGGATGGTAAGGGTATGCCTCACGAGATTACCCGTGATATGGTGAATGATTTTGAAGTGGTGGACTTTCAGGAGTTTGATACGTATTGCAAGGCACAGACGGAGGAGAATCTGCAAAAGGCGGTGGAGAACGGGCGATCACTTGCAGAAGATATGGACCGGACTAAGAAACATGCGGCTAAATTGGAACTTGACAAGGCTTCCCGTGGGCTTACACCTGAAATGATTGAGGAGATGGACGGGGTCTCTCCTACTGATTATCTGGCTTCACATGAGGATGTGGCAGAACAGGTTCTTCCATATCTTAATGCTAAAGCGAAATATGAAGGGTTGATTCAGGGAGTGCGTGAGGGCATTGACGGGAAGATTGAGCAATCTAATACGTATATTGACAAGAATACGCATACGGATGGCAGGATTTACTCTGCACGTCTGAAAGTGGATGATGAACCGGTGTCGATTGTGTCGGGGGATGTGGCTTTGGATGAAAACGGGCTGATTGACAAGGAACGTTCTGCCGGACGCTTTATCGTGATGAACTCTAAAGGGGAATTGCAGATGCGTGACCGGGATGATATTTTGTCGGTGGATGGCATTTCGGATGCACATGAAATGAAACTGACCACTGCTGAAACCATACGGCAACAGGAAGCACAGAGGGCTGCTGACGAGATTGAAGGAAAGCGTGAATTTGTGCAAGGTGAGGAAGTGGAGACTTATCTGAATGGTATGCGTGTGTTGGTTGGCGTTCAGGCGCAAAATGAGGATGGCACGATTACTGTTACGGATGGTAAGAATGAGATATTGACTACCCGTGAGGAATTGCAGAGGGGAGTTGATATAGTGGAACAGATGCGCATTGATGAAGAGTTAGCGGCTGAACAGCAAGGTAATGATTTGGCTTCGAGCGACGGGATGGAGGATACTTATGCGTTGAATACGGAACTTAGCTTCCAGACAGAGAACGGCGTGGTGCGTGGTTCTGTTACCAATGAACGAAATGCGGACGGACTGATTGAGGTTTGGACGGAGGAGCCACTAAATGGAAAGAAGGTGAATTTATTCACGGAGGAGGAATTGAATGCCTTATTGGATGGTAATAATACTGATAAGTTGAATAAAGAAAGTGGTGTTGACTTGCAAAATTTATCATCAGAAATTTTGCAAAGAGCTAATGTTACAACCGATAATGGAGCGAGAAATACCATTAATAGCAATGACAGCAAAATAGAAGGTGGATTAATTCTGAATAATCTTCCACAGGTTGCTTCTACAATTGACTCTCATGGTATTGCTAAAGGAAATGAACTGGAACACTTACTTAACTTTCTCATTAATGGTGTAGATACCAGCAGACGGTTTGATACTGCACCTTTAGGAAAGGCTTCGCATGCATCTGGAAGTGGGTTAGGCACGGCGAGCGGTACATCTTATCGAGATGGATTGTTTATCATTGCATCAAAACCTAACAGCATGATTCTGGATGCAGATGGTAAGACAAACATATCTACTGTGCTTATTAATGATATGAGCTATCAAGGGGGGAATCCTTTAGGAGAATCCCATGCAAAAGCAATCCAAAAGGAGTTATCGAATATGTTTCCTAAAGTTGATTTTGTACTCTATTCTGAGGCGAACGATTATTATTCTAAGACTGCTGTGGAACCAGCACAGAATGAAACCCCTGAACAGAAGTTACAGAAGTTACAGAAGTTGATTGAGACTTTACCAAAGAAGAAGGATGGAAAGGTAGATTATAAGGCGTTAACACCCCAACAACAATTTGAATATACAAGTGCAGTTGAATCTCCAGAGATGGCAATTGAAGACTTGAAAATTTATATGTCTGCCAAAAGTGAAGAACTTGAGAAGTTGAATGCACGTTTGACAAAGGCTATTGGCGGAGAGCGTGCTGAAATACGTGACTTGATACGAGATAAGAAGCATGAGTTGGACGAATTGAGTACATTCTACCAGAGTGTTGTGTCAGAACAAACTGAGGAGATTGGAGCAAAAGAGGAGGATGAAACGCCCCGTTCCATTATGGATGTTGATATGCTGGAATGGACCGCAGAGAACTCTACAGATTTGAATGAGGTTATTACAGCATATAACGAGGCTAAGCAATTGGCGAGCCATGATATTAAGTTGCAGCCATGGGAACAGGCTTTGTTAGGAAGAAAGGTTAGTACTGATAGCTTTGTGCGATTCTCTGATAAAAACCATATTACGGGGCAATTGGCTAAAGCATGGTTGCGTAAGGATGGTGTAGGAATAGACCAGATACAAAAGGAGTTTGAAATGGAGGGGCTGAACGTGTCGGAACAAGATATTGTCGACTTTATGTTGCGCCATCCTTCGAACCATGTGCGCACGACATCTGACACGCAGAATAGTTTGGGCAGACGTTTTTCAGAGATTGCGACCAAACAGGCGGGTATGCCTATTGGCGGACCGGAAAGCGTGACTGGTAAATTGTTCCTTCAAACTCTGGTACAGGGTAAGAAGTTGGAAGGTATTCAGCAAGCTATCGAGAAACAGGCAACACAGGAGGATGAAGTGATGGAAGAAACATTCTATCAATCAATTCCTAATGATGCATTAGGCACTGACGAGGAGATAATGCATGGAGTGCTCGATGGTGTAGAATATATAGACGGTGAGTATGTGTTTAACGACGCTGAAATTACTGCCGAAGAGATAGATAATATTTATTCAGAATTAGAACTTAGTAATTATGGAAGAGAAACAGAAACGGAGAATAGCCAAGAAGATGGTATTACGAACCCTTTTGACGAGGCAAGAGAAATCGAAGAACCCAGAACACAGGGAGTTGCTGCAGAAGAGGATAGAGAAACTAAAACGGGAAATAGTGGAACTGGAATAAAGAACGCTTTTTCATACGATAAAATAGTTGAAATTCAAGAAGGAAATCAAGTAGATGAATATGATCGGCTACATGGTACACAAATAGGAGAAATGCTTAATGCCATTGATGCTATACAATCTAATGATACAGAAAGAAAACAGAAATATAACCAGAGACATTTTCGAATTAATAAAACTTCTGATTTCCTTAAATCTATTGGTGTTAAAGGTGATTATTTTACTGTAAGAACCGGAGTTATATCACGCCACATTAACAAAGATGGTTCGCATGGATTAGGCTTAGAAGAATGGAAAGACGTTGCAATGTCTCTTTCTTCTCCGTTTGCTGTGACAAAATATGATAAGAAGGACAATGCTTTTAGAATTTGGACTAATGCGAAAATTAATAATAGTTATATTGTTGTTGGAGTTGATGTGAAAGTCTCCGGCAAAGATATGTTTGTTAATTCTATATCAACTGCTTTTGGACTTGATAATACAGGCGTATCGAAAGATAAAATAGTCTGGTACGATGAAAAAAATATAAACCCTGCGCAACGGTCAGTTCTAAATGGGCTCAATTCCCAAATATATCCCGAAGCGCAAGGTTTATTTTATGGAAACAAAGATAATGAGTTTCAGGAAGAAAAGCAAATTTCGAGCCAAGAAACTATTGCTAAAGCAGAAAATCAAAAAGTTTTGCCGGACCTCCTTCCTGCTCAAGAGGATAGAGAAACTGAAACGGGAAATAGTGGAACTGGAATAGATTACACTGGAAGCTATACTTTGAGTGGTGTTCTTTCAGATAACGGGGAACGTTTTTATCAAGATATCAATGGTAACATAAATTTAGTACAGATACCTCTGAATGTATTTGAGGCTATTCATAAAGAACCGGCTCCGTTCAGACTTATTCCTTCAATGCTTTCGCACGTATTTGACAGACATGGGAAAGAAATGAAACTTCAAAATGCGGCTGATGCAATTAAGTTTGTTCTTGATGTAATGAACAACTTCGATCATGTTCGCCAAGGAGAAAGTAAGGCTCTGATATTTTCTGTAGAAAACGGAAGAAACAGAATTGGGCAACGTGCAATTACAGTTCTTCTTGATTCTAAGAATGGAGAATATTATGGAATAAAAACTTCTGGATATGAGAGGTTAGATGGATTGAGAAAAAGAGCGTTGCTTTGGGAGAAGGGCGCGAATGAAACTTCTACTACAGATGTTGCTTCTGTAAATGTTACCACCGCTAAAGCTCAACAAGGCAACGAGCTATCCGGCAGCGCATCAAACCAAAGCAATGCTCTTTCAGACAACAAAAATAGTGAGTTTCAGGAAGAAAAGCAAATTTCGAGCCAAGAAACTATTGCTAAAGCCGAACAGGAGGTTGATTCTTCTCCCAGCGAAGCGCAAAAAGAAGCCGGGAATTATAGAAAAGGTCATGTAAAGATTGACGGTTTCGATATTACGATTGAAAATCCCAAAGGAAGTGTGCGTAGTGGCGTAGATGGAGACGGTAAGCCGTGGAGCGTTACCATGAATAACACATACGGCTACATTCGTGGTACGGAAGGTGTGGACGGGGACCATATTGATATTTTCCTCGGTGAACATATGGAGGCTCCTAACGTGTATGTTGTAGACCAAGTAAAACAAGATGGTTCATTTGACGAACATAAGGTGATGTATGGTTTCAACTCGGCACTGGCAGCTAAAAGGGCTTATCTGAAAAATTACTCTGCCGGCTGGAAAGGATTAGGTAACATAACGGGCGTATCGAAGGAGGTGTTCAGAGAGTGGATTGATTCCTCACACCGGAAGACAAAACCGTTTAATGAATACAAGAGTGTCCGAGATGCGGTGCAGAGTGAGATGAGACAGAGGGCAGAACAAACGGAAGCGGTTGTTACCAGCAATGAATCGGAAACGAAAGATGCGGGGATATTTACCGTGGAAGATGTGAATGCCATCAAGAATAATCCATTGACGGTTGAAGAGATTGAAAGTGCTGCTGTGGAACCGGAACTTAAAACCTTGGCAAAGGATTATTTGGCAGGGAATGAATCTTTTATTAACTTAGTTGCTTATCAAAATATTTATAACGATGTACGGAATAGAACAAGAGGTATTGAACCAAATAGCACAGGTGCCAGCGAAACACAATTGGATGAAGTCATTAATGGAAATCAAGGAGGATTGGAAAGCGGATTCGGCAGAGGCGAGGTTGATAATGTGGGTGCAGAAGGAAGTGAAACTCCTGTATCCAGACGCGGACGAAGTGGAAAGACTGGTACGGAACAGCCTACTCTTTTTGATGGAGAACGAAGCGATCATGAAGTTCGTGGAGAAGAACCCGCAGTGGATGGGGTATCTCCCGGACGTGGATACTCCGATGGAAGCGGCTCAGCTGGCGGCAATGGACGTGATGTATCTCGACCAGCAAGAGGTAAAACAGGCAGCAGAGGTACTAAGAATGATACAGGAGGGAGAACTAATGCCGAACATGAAAGAGTTGATGCCGTAGATAAAAGTTCTGTTTCTGTAGATGCGGACTTGCAAAGTGCACTTGATGATTTTAAGGATATTCTGCACCAATTCGGGAAAGCCGGAAAGAACGATATGTCATTGTCCCTTGTGGGACTGAATAAAGAACAGATTCAGTTACTTCCGAGATTAGTAAGTTCCGGCGTGAAGCTGGGATACCAGCTTATCAGAAAAGAGGTCTATGACTTCAAGAAGTGGGCTGAACAAATGCGTTCCTTTATAGGGGACCCGCTTAAACAAGCTATCGGGTATAGCGATACCGATGTGAACGCTTTCATCCGGGAGATGTGGAACTCTAAGTTTGAAATAGACGGTGAGGTTCATACGCTTGCTGAATGGAGTGCAAAGCTAGGTACAAAGGAACTAAAAAGACAAGTGAGTGCAACGCTCGAAGAAAAACGGGCACAACAGATGGCTGCCGAATCTATCCCGGTAAAAATAGCCGATGCACAGAATATTGATGAAACTTTGCCTTATCTCCTACCCCAGCAAAGAGAGGATGTGAGGCTTGCGGAAGTTCAGTTCTTTGATGACAGCCATCAGGACAGAGAACACGGACACGGTAAAGGGTATCTGTTTACCAATGGAACGGGAACGGGAAAAACTTATACCGGGCTGGGTATCGTGAAACGGTTTATCAAGCAGGGCAAGAACCGTATTCTTGTTGTTACTCCGTCTCAACCAAAAGTGACGGACTGGATGAAGGATGCCACTAATCTTGGCATAGAACTCCGGGACCTTGATACCTTGTCGAAAGAAAAGGGTACGACTGCCACGACTGAAAAGGGAGAAGGTGCTGTTATCACTACTTTTGCAAACCTCCGGCAGAACAAGGCTTTGCTGGAAGATACGTTTGACCTGATTGTGTATGACGAAAGCCATCGTATCATGGAGAACAAGCAAGGCGAGGCAACAATTGGTGCCGATGTACATTTTATGATTACGAACCGTAATACGAATGATGCGTTGAGGCGTTATTCGGTTATCAATCCGAAGTATCAGGCTTGGCAGAAGGCACAGGAGCTATATAAGAAGGAAATGGAAAGTTCCCGTCTTTTGATGCAACATGCCGGTGATAATGAAATAGGTGCCAAAGGCGACGAGTATGCCAAACGCCTGGAAGACGCTAAGGCGGCTATGCAATCGGCTGAAAAGGAATGGGAAGAAGAGGAAAAGCGTTTGAAGCCTCTTGTGGATAATGCGGTAAAAACCACAAAGACGGTGTTCCTTAGTGCTACGCCTTTCAATACTCGTGAATCTTTATCTTATGCAGAAGGGTATATTTTCAGTTATCCGAAAGAGAATACGAATACTGTAGGAAGCTACCATCATCATAGTCCACAGACGGAGTTTTATCTTACTCACTTCGGTGCGGGGTATAAGTTTCGCTACGGGCGTTTGGAGAGAGGTTTGACAAATGCGGATGCACTGGTTAAACAGGAGATTGCTTTCAGTGATTATCTGGAAAATGAGTTGGGGACTAAGAGCGGACGTATCATCGACAGTGAATATGACTACAGCCGTGATTTCCCAATGGTAACTTTGAAGCGTGCACAGGATATTAATGACGCAATAGAGTGTGTGTGGAGAGAAGATGCTTTAAGTCCGCTTTCGGATGCGTTGCGCCAAGTGTGGTTCAACTATAATTATACGTCGGCTCTACTGGAAACGATGAAGATTAGTGCTACTATCCCACGTATCAGGGAGCATTTAAAGATGGGACGGAAGGTTGTTGTCTTCCATAGACGTGTGCAAAGCAAGGCGGCTCTTAATCCACCGTTCAAGACTATGTTGAGCATTGCCAGAGAGCAAATGCGCAGTGAAAGCAATGCGGAAGCAAAAAAGAAGTTGCAGGATGCGATTACCTTGTTTGAAAAGAGACATGAAGGGTTGCTACAGTATGAACAGACTTTGGACTACTCTATGCCACGTGAACAGATTGCAGAGGCATTCGGTGCGGAGAATGTGCTTTTCTTTAGTGGAAAAGAAAGCGGGAAAACTAAAAACAAGGCTGTGGAGACGTTTAATGATGATGATAGCGGAAAGAATATCATTGTCATTCAGGAAGCGAGCGGTAAAGAAGGCATCTCCCTGCATGATACGAGTGGAAAGCACCAACGTGTACTTATTACGTTGGCTCTGCCGCAATCTCCTATCACGGCTTTACAAATTGAGGGTCGCATCTATAGAATAGGAAACAAGAGTAATGCTATTTTTGAATATCCTTTGCTGGGGCTTGATAGTGAGATGATTCTATTTGGGCAACAGTTTAACCAACAGGTTTCTACAACTGAGAATCTGGCTTTGGGGAGCAAAGCTCGTGACCTCCGTTCTTCGTTTACAAGAGGTGTGGAAGAGCATACAAATGTGCCACTGGAACAACAAGGGTTTGGCGGAAAAGAGTTTGATAAGGGAAAGATGGAAATGGCTGACCCATTTGAGGATGCGGTGCTGGACTATTACGGAAATCAAAAGGTAAAAGGAAGACGCGATAACCGTGAGGGCATGGACTACTTTGCCACTCCTGAACCTGTGGGCTTTAAAATGGTGGAATGGGCTATGCCACAGGAAGGGGAAACGGCACTGGAACCAAGTGCGGGTCATGGTGCGATTGCCCGGTATGTGTCACGTGATGTTTCGTTGACTGCTATTGAACCTTCTAGTAGTTTGTTTGGCAAGCTGCAATTAAAGGCTGGCGGAATGGGACGCAAATTTGTGAATGATTTGTTTGAGAATTATGCGGTTCAGAATAAACATGATGTGATTGTGATGAATCCACCTTTTGGCGCGGCGGGTAAAAAGGCTATGGACCATCTGGAAAAAGCATTCGACCATTTGACAGAAGGTGGACGTGTGGTTGCGCTTATCCCACATGGACAGATGGATAAACGTTTTGAGAAATGGTATGGGGAAAAGAAGGAAGCTGTGGTTACGGCTGAAATCAATCTGCCGCCATGTACATTTGAACAAGCCGGTACGAGTGTTTATGCGCATATTGTGGTGATTGACCGGATAGGGCGTGAGGAAACGAGGCGGAAGGCTCCGTACAGACGGAATATTGACTTGTCCGGCATTAAGACTGTGAAGGAGTTGTTTGAACGGCTGAAAGATGTCGAGGTGCCCGGACGCACGATTGACAAAGTAGCCCGCAATATGAAGAATGCCAAGAAGACGGTTAAGGAATTTAAGGAGATCAAAGGCGTTGATGTTGTTGTGGATACGGACGGGGTATACGCTTACAACAGAAGTGGCATGACTTTGTTCAGTCAAAGGTTTGATAGTGAATCTATGGCTAATATTCCTAATGAATATGCACGGATGCACTACTGGATAGAGGCAAACGGAACGGTAGACATGGGAAACCGTACTAAGGAGCGAATAGAGGTGTATGTTACCGGAATGAAGACATTGCGTAATCTGACGGGCAAAACTCATGAGCAACTTATGGAAGAATCGAAGGACGGTAAGAGTGTTCTTCCGGCTGAAAATACTGTGAGAACCGATGCTACATCCGAACAGCAACGTTCAGGGGATAAGTATAGTTATAAAGAGGACCGAAACACTAAGACGGGTGAGGTGATGCACCTGGCAATTCCTTTATCTAAGGATTTGGACCGTGAGCTTTACTTGCAGATGGTGGCGTGCGCCAAACGTAATGACGGATACTGGAACAGGTTTAAAAAAGCTTTCCACTTCCAAACAAAAGAGGGTGCCGACAGATTTATAAAGGAATCGGCTACGATAGGTGAAGATGGTAATATACGCTTCCGCATCCATGATGATGATGTTAATGAGAGGTTTAATGAGGAGTTGTCTCGGTATAAGGATGGGCGTATGAAATCCAACGAGATGTTCCACTTGGGTACCCCACAAGGGGCTATGTTGGCTTTCTTGCCTGACTTGCCAATAGTGATGCACCAAAGAACAGTAAGAAAAGGAATTGAAAAGAAACATAATGTGGATGTTAATATGCTAAAGGATATGCCTTCGATGATTGCTTCACCTATATTTGTGTTTCAACGGGATGTTAAGAATATTGGTATTCTAACAGAGATGGTAGATAGGGATGGAAAGAATGTATGCGTTGCTATTGAGATGAATAAGACTATTCAAGATGGAACAAACATCCTTGAAGTAAATGACATACGCTCTTTTCATGGCAGAGAAGTTGAAAATATTATTAAACCTATTCGAGATAATGGTACTTTAAGATGGGTGGACAAAGAGAAAGGTTTTGATTGGATTACCTCAGCTCTCCACAATTTCAAGCAGGCACAATCCAGTCAAAACCTTTCAGAAGAAGATTTCTCTTCCGTCACAAAGATAGTAGAAAGTTTTGAGAATCCAACTATCGAGCAAGGGAAAATCGTTTCGGAGGTGGAGAATTTGGCAGATGAATTACAAACTACTGTACGTGTTGTTAAGTCTATTGAAGAGTTGCCGGAAGGAAATTTGGCTCGTAAGCGCATTGAAAATGGAGACGGGATAAAGGGATGGTTTGATACTAAATCGGAGGAGATGGCTATTTTTCTTCCTAATGCTAAGAGCGTTGAAGATGCAAGGGCGACGGTGTTTCATGAAGTGGTAGCACATAAAGGTCTTAGGGGATTGCTGGGAAAAGAGTTTGCTCCATTCCTCGACAGGGTGTATAAGGATTTGTCGGAGAGCGTGAGACGCGAAGTTGTAGAACTTTCAAAGAAGCATGGTTGGGATTTGCGTGTGGGCATGGAGGAATATATGGCGAGACTTGCGGAGCATGGCTTTGCTGATCGCGAAAGTTCTTCCGTGTGGAATAAGATAAAAAATGCTTTTATGGATGCGGTTCACCGTTTAAAGATTGAATTAGGTTTCCGTTTGCGGGATAATGATTTGCGGTATATTCTTTGGAAATCGTATCAAAACTTGAAAGGCGGGAACGGGATTCTGGAACAGGCACAGGATATTGCTTTCCAAATGGAGTTGGGGGTAGGACGTTTCCGCAAGGAGGATGATGCAGATGTACATTACGGTAAATTGAGCAAGGAAGCGGCACGGCTGGAAGAACTTACGGGGCGTGGTGTGCATATTGGAAGAAATGAAGATGAAGTTGCGTTTATGATGAGTATTGAGGGGGTGGATGCGAAAACGATTGATGAGGTTCGCGATACATTTGCACGTGCAAGAGAAGAAGGAAAAAAGTTTTTCGGGTTCTTTGATTCTGAAACTGGAAAAGTTTATCTTTGTGCTGACCAGATACAAGATATTAGAGAGTTGCGTGGAATATGGGCGCATGAGAATGCCCATTTAGCAACATTAAAAACTATTTCTGATAACGAGCTCGAAAATTTGTATAAGGCTATCGGTGAGGAGGAGTTTGCTAATGTGCTGGATGAATCCTATTTGATTGATGGATTATCCAAAGCAAGGGTAGTTGATGAATATTTTTCATTTGTCATTCAGACTATCGCTTCGGATAAGGAATCTATGGTTTACATAGTGAGTGGCAAAATTGAGGAAGTGTTGGATGTATGGGATATTCCAAAGAGTATTATCCCATACATTGAAAGTAATTTAAAATATATATTTTATGGAGAAAAAGAAATTGAGAAAAATGAGCAAGGAAGAGGCAGAGACTTGGATGCTGGCTCGAAATTTAGAAGAGAGAATCTGTCAGGGAAAGAAAATTATAACAGGAAAGATGAATCCGGAAATGGAGTGGTGGTCGCTGGAAGAAGCAAAAATCCAGCAGAAAGTAAAAGAGAGACAGAGCGAAGAGAAGAGAGACAATCTCCCACCGATGAAAGAGGACGAAATTCAGAAAAAATAGAGAAAGGGAAATTACCTGATTCACTTATCGGGATAACAACTCCCGGTTTTAATCAAACAAATTCCCTTGATTCAGAGAAACTGTTACCCGAGGAACACGGGATAACAAATCCCAGTCCAGCTAACAATAGCCCTGTTTCTGATTTTAAAGATAAGCGTTCAATTTCAATTCTCCAAAATAAAGAAAATAATTTGCTTTGGAACGAGAGTGAACCTCGTAATGTAGCTACCGAACCTACAGATACTTTGACCGGATTATCCCACAAGTCGGCAGGGAACGCCATTGACACTGTATCCCAAAACAATTCTTCTAGTGCAAATGTAGAAAATAAAACAGATAATACAAAGAGTAATGAGGAAAATATAAAAAGTCGTTCAGCTTCTTTGAATAGTGGCTCTGAATCCGTATATTTGCAACAGACTAATAACAATGACAATGTATCTGAATCAATTTCACAAAGAATCAACGGAAAGATGTCTAAAGAAGATAGCCGAATCGAAGAAGCTCTCTCTAAATGCAAAAGAGGAGGTGAGCAAGATGCGAAAAATGCACGAGAAGCTGGCAGAACTTTATCCGAAAGACAACAAAAAGAAGTAGAAGCTCGTGTAATGGAGAAATATGCCAAAGATAATGGTATGTGGATTCCAATGCAGGATGTGTTTTCTTTAGGTATTCCCGCTCCGAGTGGGAACGAAAATGATGTTTACTTGGATTCTAAAGACAATTCTGTCTACAAAGTAAACAATCTAATGAATAGCAAGAAGATTTCTTCTCTTCTTGAACGAATTAAACTTCATAATTTATTTTTTCCTCAAACTAAATATGAATTAGCGGGCTTCTCCGGCTTTGGTAGTAGTGACGTGTATCCTGTGTTGAAGCAGGATTATATTGTAAACAGTACGTTCGCTACTCCCGAAGATATTGATGCCTACATGAATAAGCTAGGCTTTAAACAAATTGGCGAGGCTGCATACTCCAATGGTGAATATGTGATTTCTGATTTGCGCCCACGAAATGTATTGAAGGACGCTGATGGGGACATTTATGTGGTTGATGCAGATTTTAAAAGCGAAGGAAGTGATAAAGGCGGGGGAATACGGTTCCGTGATAGTGATTCTTCTTCCGGTGAAGCAATGAGGGAGTATGAAGGTGCTGTTAAAACCAATCTCTACAAATTTCAGGAGGCATATCAGGATTCAATGCTGGGATTGCTTAAACTACAAGAGAGCGTTGTCAATGAAACAAAAACGGACCTTGCCGATAATGAAAATGCGTATATGGCGGAGAACCAGTTGAGCAGTAAGAATGCATACGAGATGGAGTTTTATAAGGATAGGTTCTTTAAGCCGATGATGGATGCGGTGAAAGGATTTATCAAGCATGGACACAGCTATGAGGATGTGAAGGAATATATGATGGCGAAGTCCGGGCTGGAAAGAAACGAGGTGTTTGCCATGCGTGACGCTCAGCGGAAAATGGATGAACGGATGAAGGAACTAGAAACACTGCTGGATATTAATGCGATATCGGAAGAGGAATATGAGGAGATGCGTGCTATGGCGGAGGAACAGAGAGATTTGGACTATGCGGAGAATCGAGAGCGTGATTATTCCGGTTTGTCTTCGCTTATGGCTGATACGGAACAATATGAGGAGATGGCTCAGGAGTTGGTGGATAACTTTGAGGAAGGTAACGAGAAAGCGGTGGCAGAGCTTTGGAAGCGGGTGAACGATGCGACTAAGAGCACTTTGCTGAAAACTTATAAAAGCGGAATGATGACTAAAGGAGTATATGACCATGTGAAAGGGATGTTTGAATACTATATTCCAATGCGTGGATGGACGGAAGATGTGGCGGCGGATGTGTATGATTACATTCTGTCTGAAAGAAGTCCGTTTAATGCTCCGGTGAGAGCCGCACAGGGACGTACTTCGCTGGCTGACGACCCACTGGCTACGATTGGAAATATGGCTGAAAGTGCCATTATGCAGGGAAACAGGAATATGATGAAACAGAAGTTCCTGAATCTGGTAGAAAACCACCCTACTTCACTGGCTACAGTGCAAAAGGTTTGGTATGAGAATATGGGGACGAAAGAGGAACCGGTGTGGGAACAGTCGTTTCCTGACATCCCAGAGAATGCGAATGCGGATGAAGTGGCGGTGGCTATTGAGGAACATGAGGCACGCATGAAGGAGTTGAAGAAGAATGGCATGGCGAAGGATGAACGTAGCGGGGTGAATTTGAAATACAGGGCTTCGAAGCGTGAAATGAATGAGCATATTGTTGTGGTGAAGCGTGGAGGACGTGAGTACGCGGTGTATGTGAACGGGAATCCGAGGGCGGCACAGGCTATTAACGGACTGACGAATCCGGACACGATTGAACACAAGGGTGTGAAGCTGGTGCAACGGCTTAACAGGCAACTGGCAGCTAACTTCACGACACGTAATCCGGCTTTTGTGTTGAGTAACTTGTCTCGTGACCTTATTTTCTCGACTACGGCTATAGCCGTGAAGGAGAAGGGGAAGTATGCGCGGAGGTTTAATGCGAATATCGCTAAGAATACGCTGGGAATGGTGAAGCTGATGAAAAGGTATCAGGATGGCAAGCTGGATATGGGCAAGGAACGGGACCGGCTGTTTAAGGAGTTTCTAGAAAATGGCGGGGAAACGGGATATACGGCTTTGCACAGTGTGGATGAATATAAGAAGTTGATTGACCGGGAGGTAATGGATGCAAAAGGTAAGGTGGACCTAGGCAGAGTGTTCGGATTGAAGCCGGGAAAGGTTACGACTTCTACTACTTTGGGGATTGTTCCTGCTTTTCAGTTTATAAGTAAATGGACTGAATTTGGAAACAGGTGTGCGGAGGATGTAAGCCGATTTACTGCATACATGACCAGCAGACAGGAAGGGAGAAGTGTGCAACGCTCGATTGCGGATGCCAAGGAGATTACAGTAAACTTTAATAAGAAGGGTGCCGGTGGATACGGGGCTACTACGTTTAAGAGCTTGTATCTGTTCTTTAATGCGGGAGTGCAATCGTTGAACAACTTCTATCGACTGGCTAAAGGGAATCCCAAAAAGTTCAATTCAGCTTTGTTGGGATTTACGGCTGCCGGTGTGTTGCTCCCTATGCTTAATGAGTTCCTGATTGATATGTGGGGTGATGATGATGATAAGGATAAGTATGATAACCTGCCGGAATGGGTGCGTAGAAATAATTTCTGTTTCTGGCTGGGGGATGACAGATTTGTCACTATTCCTCTGCCGATTGAACTTCGAGCGTTTTATGGTATGGGAGAAATCTTTAACCAATGGACGAAGGGAAATATGAAGCATAAGAATGTAGGATATGAACTGGTGAATCAGATAACGGAGCTTATTCCATTAAATCCTCTTGGCGGTAATGGTGATGTGGTGAGTTCTTTTGTGCCGGATGCGGGGAAACCTTTTTATCAGGTAATGACAAACAAGGATTATTTTGGCAAGCCGATTTATAAGGAGACTGACTTTAATGTGTTGATGCCTGAATTTACTAAAGCGTATAAAGGAACATCTTCGGCTTTGGTTGCTTCTTCTGATTTGCTGAATGAAGTGACGGGCGGTGATAAATATACCCGTGGATGGGCGAATGTGAATCCGGCTAAAGTGGAACATATCTTTGAAGGGTATTTCGGAGGTATGGGAAAAACGATTAACCAGTTGGGCAAAACAATCGGAATGATTTGGGATGAAGACCAAAGGGTGATGAGGAATGTGCCAGTGGTTAACCGATTTCTGAATGGGACGGATGATAGAAATGCTTTCTCACGGGTAAATGAGGAGTATTATCATTATCTGGAGGAATTTAGGGAAACGGAACAACGCTTGAAAGGGTATGAAAAGGAGGCTGATCTGGGTATTATGGAATATGCGGAGAAGGTGAACTTCCTTGAATATTCTAAAGAGTATCAGAGGTATGAGATTTTTAAGGATTACCAAAAGGAACTTAAGGAACTGCAGACGGAAATAAAGGAGGCTGTGGGTAAGGATGAAAAGAGATTTCTTGAAAATCAATTGAACTTTGTGAAAATGGAGCTTGTGGAGAGGCTGAATGAAATGGAAGATTAGGTGAAGAGAATCCCCGGTGCGTGCCGGGGATTCTCTTTATTAGCTAACGATAACTATGTCTCTTATTTTTCTATTTATATGTATTAATTCACATATAAATCGGAGATAGCGTCTTTTCATTTTCTTCATATTAAAAATACTCTGTAATCCTTTTTTTAAAATAGGCAAAGCATTATCAAATGTAAGATATGCCAATATTACCATAAGAAAAATAAAACGCAAATTATATTCTTCTGAGGAAGTTTCAAGAAGATATATATCATTATAGAGTATAGCAATTGTACAAAAAAAATAAAAAGCAGCGGTTGTCATATCTGAAAAATCATGGATTGGCACAGTAGCATTTTCTTCAATTCCAAAGAAATTAACATTCACTCTTTTTACAATAAATCCCCCTAAAAGCTTTATTCCTAAAAATGCAACAAACAGAATAATATAAATATTAACCTCGGAGTAATATGAACTCATTATTAACAAAACTATGAATATATATGAAATAAAAAAAAAGATAATGGAGAATATTGTCATAATTTCAGGTACTATTATTTTAGAAGCCGAAATTGGTAATTCTGTAATAGCTACTAAAATATTATCATTTCCTAAAATGGCACTAAGTCCCATCTGAAATGTTAGATAGAGTAATAAATATCCTCCCCACGGTAAACACAGTGATAATATATGAGGAATCGGCTCTATGGAATAATAAAATGCTGCAATTGTAACAAGGAGAAATAAGAAAAAACCAAATATTTGACCTTTTCTCTTGGAGTATATAGTTTTAAAAAAAGTTTGAAGTCTCGTTTTCATTTGAATATTTATAATTGTATTAGCAAATTATGTATTTGCAAAGTAAAGAAAAAAATTACAGAAAGCAATGTGTTCACGTTGAAATGATATCATCTGAAGAAACGATACGGTAAGTTAATACATAAAAAGATATTTGCGCAAATTTGTGAGACTTTTGGAGAAAAATATCGTAATAATGAAAACAAAGCGTAAACTTATCCCAAAATCAAAGCTGGTTGATGAAGAAATCGATTCAGTGAAAAGAGAGAAATTGCATGACGAGCGTGTGAACTTCGCTATCTTGTTGCAATGCCAACAGTATTGGAATAACCTTGAATCCTTCCGCAAGGAAAGGGAACGGAACAAGAGGTATACGTATGGGGACCAATGGAGCGATATAGTGGAAGTGGATGGTGAGAAAATGACGGAGGAGAAGTATATTGAGAGCCAAGGGAGCGTTCCACTGAAAAATAACTTGATGCGCAGGCTGGTACGTAATGTGATGGGGGTATATCGGGCACAGATGAAGGAGCCGACTTGCGTGGCACGTGACAGGGATGAACAGAAGCTGGGGGAAACAATGTCTTCCATCATTCAATGTAATTGGCAATTAAACCGGATGAATGAGGTAAATGGGAGGACATTTGAGGAATTTCTTATTTCGGGAATGGCAATTCATAAGGAGTGCTACGGATGGAGGAATGACCGAAAGGATTGCTGGACGGACTATATCAATCCGAATAATATCTTCTTTGACGGGGCAATGAAGGATATACGACATTGGGACTGTTCGCTGATCGGAGAGATTCATGATATTAGCTTTGAGGAGCTATGTGCTGAGTTTGCACATTCTCCACAAGAGTATAAGCGACTATCGGATATTTACAGTAATGCGAAGAATCGTTCGTTTATTAGTGGATATGCGGAACAATTTGGAAAGTATAGGTTGAAGAATCTGGATTTTCTTTGTGCGTATGATACGAACCTGTGTCGGGTGATTGAGGTGTGGAAGAAGGAACAAAAGCCACGCTACAGGTGTCATGACTACCTGAACGGGGATTGGTATAAGATTGAAATTGGGGACAAGACGTTGCTGGTGGATGCGGAGAATGAATCGCGCATTGAGGAAGGACTAGCGGCAGGGATGCCGGAGGACGAAATACCGCTTATCGAGGTGGAGTGGTTTGTGGATGATTATTGGTATTACAGGTTCCTTACTCCGCTGGGGCATATATTGCAGGAGGGGGAAACGCCTTTTGAACATAAATCGCATCCGTATGTGTTTAAGATTTATCCGTTTATTGACGGGGAAGTTCATTCGTTTGTGTCTGACTTTATAGACCAACAGAGGTATATTAACAGATTGATTACTTTGAATGACTGGATTATCAGGGCAAGTGCAAAGGGGGTGTTGCTGTTTCCGGAAGATTGCCTGCCGGCTGATACGAGCATTGAGGATATTGCGGAGGAATGGAGCCGGTTTGACGGGGTGATTGCGATTAAGGCTAAAGCCGGAGCACAGATGCCACAACAGGTGTCTAATAATGCTACAAATATCGGGATACATGAGATGCTGAATTTGCAAATGAAGTTTTTGGAGGATATTAGTGGGGTGAATGGTGCACTGCAAGGTAAACCGGGATATTCGGGGACTTCGGCTGCATTGTATTCGCAACAGACGCAGAATGCTACTACTGCATTGCTGGATTTGCTGGAATCGTTCAGTAGCTTTATTGTGGACGGTGCGGTGAAGAAGGTGAAGAATATCCAGCAGTTTTATGATACGAAGCGGGTATTTAACATTGTGGGAAAGAGCGGTGCGCAGATTGAGTATGACCCGAAGAAGATTAGGGATGTGGAGTTTGACTTGGCTATTGCGGAAAGTGCCTCCTCTCCTACTTACCGAATGCTGGCGAATGACTTCCTGATGGAAATATGGAAGACGGGGCAGATTTCGATTGAGCAACTGTTGGAGCATGGGAACTTTCCATTTGCGGATGATTTGCTGCAGTCGCTGAAATCGCAAAGGGAGGAACTGGAACAAGGAAGGGTGCCTTCGGGACTTCCACCGGCATTGATGCAACAGATACAGCAGCAAGGGGGTGAGGAAAGTTGATTGATATAATCCAGTGGATGATTTTCTTAGGAAGGTAGTGAAAAAAGTGTGCATATATATTGTATATATCATATATATGATATATATTTGCATTGAAATCTTTAAATGAATGGATATGGAATTTACAGCAATGCCTAAAAAAAGGAAAGTGATTGATATACCAGAAGATGTATTCAGGTATTTGTCTGTCAAGGCGGCAGCTAAAGGAACAAACTTGAAACAGTATATAGAGAATCTGCTGGCAAAAGACGTAGAGGATATTGATGATTCTGAAACTTATCGGAAATTATTGCAAAGTGAATCTGATGGTGCTTTTCCTGCAAGTGAGGAAGAACAAAAGGAATTTCGTAAGTGGCTTAGTTTATGAAAACGGAATATTCTAAGGCGTTTATTAAATCAGCTATGAAGCTTTCCGGTAAGATAAAAGAATCTCTTCGTGCGGCTTTGTTGGAAGTGGAACAGGCAAAGAGTATTGAGGAAATTACCGACTGCAAAAAACTGATTGACTACAAATACATCTACCGTATTCGGATAGGAAATTATCGGGCGTTTTTTATTTTTCATGTACAAATAAAGGATGATGTAGTATTGTTTCAGTATCTCATTCCAAGAGGTGAAGCTTATGCCAAAAAGGCGGAGAAGAACTTGCGGGAAAAAGATAAATAGTTTTTCTTTCATTGTTGAAAAAGGGGCTTATCACCCCTTTTTCTGTTATGCGTATTCGATGATAAGTTTCGGATCAATATTCAACTTTTCATAAAGTCGTTTAGCCATTCGCATGGAAACAGAACGTTTCCCTGTCATTATCTGGCTAAAAGTAGACTCTTTTACATCAAGTAGCTTGGCTGCCTCACGCTGTTTTATGGAGCGTTTTTCAAGTTCGCTCTCAATGCTCCGAAGTAAAGGGGATTTGAAAGTTAGAGTTAGAGACTTGAAATGCAAACTTTCATAATCTGCGCACAGATTACCTAAACGCCCAATCTCACGTGTGTATTCATTAACTACGTCTTGCGCATCTAAAGAACCGTTTGCAGTGGCTTCATCAATTAAAGTATCAACATAAGCAGATACTTCATTATACAACTCTTGGGTATCAATCAAAGTTATTTCCTTAAATCTATTCTTCATATCTGTAATGTTGAACATTTGATTTTGCAAAGATAATGTGTTATTCAACAAATGCAAGATTTCAGGGTTATATTAAAAACCAAGAAATATATGTTCTTTGCAGTTCCATATTTGGGAACTTTGATGTATCTTTGCATGAAAGAACAGAAAGTTATGAAAATAATCGACGCTGAAAAGCTGGAAGATTTTATTAGAAAACATGCTGACGCCAGTAATGCCATTGAGAAGTGGGTTGAGAAAATAGAGGTTGCGCATTGGAAAAACCATAATGAGTTGAAAAATGATTTTCTTTCGGCTGATTATGTTGGCAATAACCGTTATGTGTTCAATATACGTGGCAATAATTATAGGATTGTTACTGTGGTAACTTTCTTCGCTGATAGAATGGTTATCCGATTTGTTGGTACTCACAGTGACTATGATAGGATTGATGCAAAGAATATTTAGAAAAGGAGGTGATTATGAAGATTATTAGTGATTCTCAATACAGAGAATATAAAGAAGCGATGGAGGTTCTGATTTCTAAAGGAACTGAATTGGGTGATATGGAATTGCTTTCGGAATCTGATAAAAAAGAATTTATACGTCTAACTGACGCTATTTATGAATGGGAAACTGCATATCATCCACTTCCCGGCAAAGTTTCGACTTTGATAACTGACGCTATTAAGGAAAAGATGAAAGAGAAGAATCTTAATCAGAATGAAGTGGCAAAAAGATTGGGTGTATCTAAATCCCGTATAAGTGAACTTTTGTCAGGAAGGCGATCACTGAATCTAAATCTTGTAAAAGGCTTACGGGATAACTTTGGAATACCTGCTGATTTTATCTTGGATAATATGTAGGATGGTTTATAACAAACAGAGGGGTGTATGTTATTGGTATGCAACCCTCTGTTTGTTTATTGACTATGGTTTTTTAGTTGCGTCTTTTTTGTTTGCGCCTAAACTCTGTGTATTCCAGATACATCTTCCGCTTGGCTTTCCGTGCTGCCGGAGATAATGCGCCTGTGCCGTTGGCATGAGGGGTGAAGTAGAATGATTCACGTGTAATGTCGGTGATGGTGGCTTTGGAACTTATCAATCCTTGCTTCTTCAATTTACGGAAAGAGTAACGGGTCAGGATAATGAGACGGTCATTGGCATCGGGCAGTATGTAGTAACGTTGTCCGTCTTGCTCGTGAGCTTTGTTTGCCATATGGATGGCGTACTCTAATTTGGATAATGCGATGATGTAGTTGAAAATGTTCATAATTGATTTTGTTTTTAAATGGTCGCTGCGGTCATTGGTTTGCGCTTGCGAGCTTTGGGTTTAACTTCTATTATTTTGGGCAGGGGCATTTCTTCAAAACAGATGAATAGACCAATGGCTCGTGTCATCAGTTTGTCGTCATGCCTGCCGGGGATGGCTCCGTATGAGCCGTTCTGTTTCTTTTCGTAGGTGAGGTATTCGTCAATACAGCCACGGTCACGTTCGGTGTACCGGTTCTCACGTATAATCATTATCAGGTAGGATATTATCATGGGCTTGGTTTTGGTGTTGGTATGGAATCCCCATTTGCGCGGAATGCCTTCACGGATTTCTTCATCGGATTGCTTGCGGGCATAGAGATTGTCATATACATCGGCTATCTGATTGAGAATAAATGAGGTTTGGTCGCCATCCACATCACGGTCTTTGTCTTTTGTTTCGAGGGTATTGGATTCGATAACAAGCAGAGAGTTGTTGTAGAAAGCGGCTATCTGAACGGCTTTCCATGCGAGCAGGTCGTGGTCGATGTGTCCGCACCATTCGGCAACGACGGAAGGTTTGCTTCCTTCCATCATCCAAAAACGGTCTATGACGCATATTACAGAGTAGTCGGCTTTCTTGGAACGTCCACCGACATCGACAATAGTAAGGTAGCGGTCAGATACGTTGATATCAGTATCGGGAAGTTGCCATACTTTGAATATGCCTTGCTTGTCTTCGGTGAATCGAAGGTTGGCGAGGGCTTTCTTGCCAGTGAGGGCGTCTCCGTAAACATCTCCTATGTATTTGGGTGGCTTGCAACTCTTGGCTACTTTTTCGACTTTGTATTGGTCGAAGACTTTGGCACCGGAGTGTTTGAAGGCTTCTATATCATCAGACGGATATTCGGCTGCCATGTCTGCGTGGTCCTGAAACTCGCTGCGCTTGTGGAGATACCAGTTGATGGCTTCGAACGTAGCTCCTTTCTCCCATAACCACCAGTAGTATTTGCCGGGTTCCATGCGGGAGTTTTCGGAGAAGTTGTTTTCACGGTTCTCAAAGAGCCATGTGGCAAAGGCATTTTCGTCTTCGACGGCAAGGGCGTATTTCTCTATTTCGTACCATGATACGAACATAGCTTCTTTTTCGCTTTCACGGGCTTTGGCACTTTGGTATTCGTCGTGAAAGTAATTACCTGTCCCGTTGGGGGTGGATTCGTAGACTACTAGAGTGAGCGGGGCGTAGAGCGCACCGGAACATGCGGAACGCACAATCTGTTCGGGTGTTTTGTTATCTGTCTTTTTCCAAAAGGCAACTTCGGTGCAATGGACTAAAGCGGAGTCTCCACCACGTGCGGAATCCGGTTCGACGGCTGTGCCTATCTTTATCTTATTGTTTCGCTGCGGGACTATCTCGATGTTGGCGGCTCCTTCGAAGCCTACGAGCTTGGATTCTTTTTCGGAGTATTCTTCTCCTTCGTCATGCAGCAGCCATGCGGGGTATGCGTCCATAAGTTTGGAGAACATACCTTTTACTTCGTGGGATGCGTCTTTGACGTGGGCTACAATAAGTGAGTTCCAGCCTGTCTTATGGCAAAGTTGTATCCACGCCATATAGATTTGCACGGCTGTGGACCCACCCCACTGACGGGCTTTGAGAAGTATAAGGCGAATGGGCTTTCCAGCCAGGCGCATACGCTCAAAACTTTCGACTAACCTGCGCTGGGGACGGTTGAGGCGAAAGGGGATGTCATCGCCTCCGTCTTTGTTTTTGATGCGGGCATAGGATATTGCCCAAAAACAGAAATCGTATCTGTTGCGAATGCGGATGATTTGCCGGACTACTTTCTGACGTTCTTCTTCATTATAATTTGTTTCCAGATAATCCTCTAGGAATGAGCGTATAGAACCATATTGATTTAACCTTTGAATTAGCTTGTTTTTCATCATATCCAAAGGGACGTACTGGACGGGGAATACGAAATCTGAAATACGAAGCTCTGCCCGATCAAGTATGGAGCCTTGTCCGGTAAGTGGATTGAATGTTTTATTTATTTCTTCATTTCTCCGTCTGTTTTCAGCTATTAATTCCTGTACAGTCATTTCGATAATTACAGTAGAGGGTGTAAAGAAGTGAAGCGAACAGTCCTAAAAGGAAGCAACTTAAATGCAACGTGGCATTTACTCCCTGCATGATAAAACCGGAACAGAGAGCTAAACATACGCAAAGATGGTAGGTGGCTTGACGGGTGAGCACTGTATTGATGCCTATCATGGCAAATATGATGCCGGATGTGCCAACGGTGGGCAAACGGGGGGTGAAGATGCAAGATGCTAAAATGGAGATAATGATGGCTATCCATATTGTGAAGGATTTGAATATGCGTTCGTTATAGACGAAATAGAACGAATAGGAGTTTATAAGCAGGTGAAGCCAGCTTGCATGAAAAAAGACATAGGTGAAGTGGGTCCACCACGGGGATGTACCACCATATCCCACGACGGTGGGATTGACGCGAAAGCAATGTAACGCGAACAATACTATCAAAACATAAAGCGCAATTTCTTTTTCCTTTCTTCCAACCATTTCTTCTTTATCTTATGTATGATAACTTTGGCACTCTGGGGGGTGATGTAAAAACAGGGCGCGGGTTGCTCGACAACGATAGAGGTAAGCTCGCCAAGCGACATATCGGGATTTTCTTGGCTCAACATGCACACTCTCCGATATATTTCGAGAAACATACGCTTTTTGTTCCCGTTCATCTCGGGAAGGGAATCGCCTTTGCGTAGTCGACTCATTATGATGTTTGCCCGTGTGTCGCTCACCCAGAATCTTTGCGACGGAGAATTGACCGTCTGACGGAGAACATCGGGAAGGTGTATGTTGCGTTGAGCGGCAATTTGCTCCCGATATGCTCGCATCAGGTCTTTATCCCTTAAATCCTTGTACTCAAAACTTCTGCCTTGTACTCCCATGATTTTATTAAAGTTGTAGCACAAAGTTACAAAAGGCGGTTAATGGATAGAATTATATAACGGAGTTACTGGCATACATTTGTGGATAGATTTTTTAAACTTGAATTGCAAATGTATGGAAGTGACTGAAAGACAAGACGGTAAGAGTAAAAGAGACTTGCTAAAGGAACGTTTGATGCAGAAATATCCTGATAAAAACTTCGATGATGAGGAGGATTTTTTCGGGAGTATTAACGACGATTACGCTGATTACGACCAAAAATTGGGAGGGTACAAGAAGAATGAGGAAAGTTTGGCAAACTTGTTTTCTTCGGACCCACGGAGTGCAGCTTTCCTGAATAGCTGGAAGCAGGGCGAAGACCCGGTGATGTCTCTTATCAGAACGTTCGGAGATGATTTTAAGTTGGTACTGGAAGACCCTGACAAACAGGAGGAACTTGCAAAGGCGCATGGAGAATATCTTGAAAGACTGACAAATGAAAAGAATCTGGAAGATGAGTACCAAAAGAATCTGGCGCAATCTTTGGAAGACTTGCAGAAACTACAGGAGGAAAAGGGATATCCAGATGAACAGGTGGATAATGCCATGGAACTTATCACGGGAATTGCTTCGGACTTCATCGTAGGCAAGATTACTCCAGAAACTATGGAGCTGGCTTTTAAGGCTATTAATCATGACGAGGATGTGGAGACTGCAGCTCACGAGGCTTCGGTGAAGGAGAAGAACAACAAGATTAAGGAGGCGAAACTACGAACTGCGGACGGGGACCTGCCACCTACTTTGAACGGTAAAGGAGCAAATGCGGCTACACGGGAGATGCCCAGCTTTGGTGCGTTGGATAAGTATGCAGATGGCTCGAAGTCTATTTGGGAACGGGGTGGAGAGAAACGTATAAAGAGATAACTGTTTTTTTTAATTATTAAACTGAATTTGAAATGAAAAAGAAAATTAATTGGAGTTTTTTAGGAAGTGTTTTGTTGATGCTGGTGGCATTTTTTGCGGGTGCTCCGGGTGGTGTGTTAATGGCAGAGGCGGCTCCGCTGCCGGATGCGGGTAAAACGTCAAGCGGTACGGGAACGGAAGGTATTGCTACTGAAACTGCAGGGCGTGAGAATGCGGACCCGGAGTTTTACTCGAAGGATATTGACCAAAGAATTACGAAGATTCGACCGATGTCTACTCCGGTAGACCAGATTTCGAGATATGCGAAAGCACAAAAGAGTGATTCTTTTGAGGTGAAGTATTACAGTGTGGGTACACGCCCGATTAAAACGACTTTAACTACGGCTTTGGCTGCACAGACTAATGGCGCGTCTGTAGAGTTGATTGTGGACGACCAGCAAATGTTTACGACGGACGACACGATGCGTGTGGTTGGCGTAAAGGGATATAAGGAAGATGGTGCAACGCTGGACGACAAGGACTTGATGTTGTGTGTGTGCGGACGTAAGGAGGATAGCCAGAATCCCATCGTTTATGCGGTGAACGGTAAGAAGGCTACGGACGGGCAGACTATTCTTGTTCCGGCTATTCCTGCAGGCACCGTGCTGGTGAGAATGGGTAAAGCGTGCAGCGAACTGGATGTGCAGACGGGCAAATTCAATAATATCCCAACACCGGAGATTCAATATTGCCAGAATTTTATGATTCAGGTGGAACAATCGACTTTTGACAAGATTGCAGCTAAGGAAGTGGATTGGGGTTTCAGTGATCATGAGGAAGACGGTATTTATGATATGCGTCTGGGGCAGGAAAATACTTTCTTGTTCGGGGTGAAACGTGCTATCAAACACGTGACGAAGAACAACGCTACTACGTGGTTTACGGGTGGTATCTGGTGGATGGCAGGCAAAGACATCGAAGTGGGCGAATGGGATAATGACAAGGGATGTGCCGTTATCACTGACGATAACCTTGTGGATATTACCAAAGACTTGTTTGTGGGTACGGGCATCGGCAACAAGAGAAAGGTGTTGCTGGCTGGCTCGGATATGCTTTCGGCTTTCTCTAAGATTAAATCTGAAAAGTTCCGGTTGAAGGATACGGTGGAGGTTTGGAACCTACGCTTTAAATCGTTTGATACGGATTTCGGTGAGGTGCTTGTGTTGCATCATGAACTGTTTGACCTTAACGGTATGAGTGACTGCGGGCTGGCTCTGGACCCTGACTTCCTGACGAAGAAAACACACGTGTCTTGGGCTAGGAATATTTTGGACTTGAAGAAAGCGGGTATCCGTAATACGGATGCGGTGGTGATTCAGGAGGTATCTTGCTTGTATCTGCGTTACCTGAAAGCACATGCACGTATGAAACTTGCACAGAATCCGGTTAAAAACGTCGGATAATCATTAGGTATAACCGGTTCCCCCCTTTTCTGCTGAAAGGGGGAACTTAAAATTATTTAGAACGATGCACAAGAAATATATTTCACATTCCCAAATAGCGATTAATGTAAAGGTGGGAAAGTATAACAGACACATCACATTTGATTCGCAATCGGGTGGCGGGTCTGTATTCAGCACGGAAGATGAGGGTGTTCAGAAAGCTATGGAGGGACACTACAGGTTTGGTGAGTTGTTTTGTCTGTCTTCTGAATCGCAGGAAGCGGCTAGTAAGAAAGTGGTGCGTAAGGTTGCTGGGAAAGGTAAGGATGCGGCAGTGGCGGAAGGTGTTGCCGATAAAGAGGAGAAGGCAACGGGCGACACGGCTGGTATTGTTGCCGGTGACAGCGAGGTTGACAGTGTGGCAGGAAGTGATGCGGATAACGGCTTGAAAAAGGTGGAAATGGCTTCTATCGAGGATGCGGTGGAGTATCTTGCTGATAAAGGCGTGTCTCGCACGAAATTGAAAAGTATCAAATCTATCAAGGCTTCCGCTCTGACTTTGGGTATTGAATTTACCGGATTGGAATAATGATGAAATACGACATAGGCGACATAAAGAGGGAGGTGCGCATCACGCTGGATGAAAATAGCGTGAGTGTGCCTCTTGTTATTGAGATGGATAATGATACTCTGTCTTTGGATGAACTGATTGAAAATAAGGTAATTGATGCTGTGAAAAGCGTTACGCAAAGTGCACCTTCGCATTTGCTTGATGGCGGTGTGGAGTTTGCCGGATGCGTGGAATGGGAAAAGGGCTTAGTGGGAAAAGGTATGGGGTTTACTGCATTGCCGGAAGACTTTATGCGCCTTGTCGTTTTTCAAATGAGTGATTGGAGAAGACCTGTGTTAGACGTTATTTCGGATGCGGACCCGAGGTACTTTATGCAGAAGTCTAAATTCTCGGGGATTCGCGGAGGTGTGGAGAAACCTGTCTGCGCAATTACTACGTACCCGGACGGGAGGATGATGGAGTTTTATTCTTGTGCAGGCGGCGCGAACGTTTCCGTGAGGATAGCGAAGTATATCCCCTACCCTATTATCACTGATGGAAAGATTGAAATCTGCAAGAAGCTATATTCGTCTGTGGTTTACTATATCGCCGGACTGGTGGCGGCTACCCTTAAGGATAAAGAGCAATCGGCTCTACTTTTTTCATTTGCTAAAGATTTACTGAAATGAAGGACCCGCATAATTTAGGTGAGTTTGAGAATTTTGAAAAGGTTTGGGATTTGTATCCTAGTGGTGGATGTCCCGGTGATTATGTTCTGGTAGATGGTGAGAAAGTCTACTGGAATGGCATGGAACAGAATTGGGGCGATGGCGGTATCGTGGATAGTGGCGGCAGAGATATGAGGGTTGAAGGCGATTTGACCGTAACGGGAAATCTGACTGTAGGTGGAAAGACAAAGGGAAAGGAAGCGGAATTTGAGAAGTTAAAAGCGGGCGAAGTGGAATTTGAAGGTGACCCGTTTGCTGCCCGGGAACATAAACATTGCTTTTCGGATATTGAAGGTGCGGAGGATGGGAGTATTCCCGGAAAGATTGAGAGCGCTATCCATGCGGATAAAGCACATGACTTGGATGAGGACAGTCCTGTTTGGGATAAAATGTTGAGGAAGGATGTGGAGGACAGTGCGAGAGAGAAGATAGTTTTTGAGAAGGGGGCAGTTTTTATTTGTGGTCTGACTACTGAACAACTCGAATCTCAAATTTCACTATCGGTGATTGAAAAGGGAGAACCGGAAGAGAATACTTTGAATGAAGGTATTGTTGAAGAAGTGAAGGAAAATATAAAGTAAATGATATGGCAATTAATCTATCAACAGGAATATATGGTTTTATCTGTTCGGTTACGAAAAAAGCCGGAGAGTATGTGAGTACGTTTGTCTCCGGTGTGTCGGGCTGGATTATTCGACATAATGGGGATGCGGAATTTAAGTCTATCTATGCCAGGGACAAGATTGTGACGAACGAGTATGTGTATAACCGTATCCGGGTGACGGAGGATGAGGAGATAGTGAGCAGTAACGGCAAGATTGACTATGCCATTAATAATGGGGACGGTACTTATACTGTGGGACTGGATTTGCGTGAGGGGGATATCAACCCGTTTGCGGATGGTGATTTGCTTATTGGGTATTATCATAATCCGGAGAATAGCGAGGTGATTTATGCTATTCAGAGAATAACGGTGATGCAAGACCCTAAAGTGGAAGACCAGTCAATGATAGTGGTATGTGAGGATGGCAGTTTCCCGCATAAGTATATGATTGTGGTAAGGGTTGGAAATCTTCGGAATAGCGAACGACAGGCGTTCGTCAAGATTAGCAGCCGGACAAACAGTGTGCATTTCTTTGAGGGCATTGACAGTTGGGCGGCTCTTGATAATCCGGACAACATCAGGTGTTCGCTGGGGAAAGCGGATTTGGGACTTATACCATCATGGGCAACGGATGCAATCGGGGATTTGAAAAAGTGGTTCGGGCTGATTGCGGACGGGGTTATTCTGCGTGGGACGTTTATTCTTAAAAATGATAAGACCATTGAGGACGAACTGACGGGGCAGATAACGGAACTTTCCGGGAGGTTTGAAATAAGGGAAACCGGTATTACTGGGAAATGGAAGGAAGTTATTAAATATGCGGAACAAGCTTCTCAATCGGCTGGTAGTGCAGCCGGTTCCGCCACGGCTGCCGGAGAACATGAGAAGAAAGTGGTAGAACTGGCAGGTGAGTTCTCTGTCAATGCGAAGAAGCTGGCTGCCGACTTCTCCGAGAAAGTAACTACTGAAACTTCCTCCGCACTGGGGGCTATTGCATCTGCTACGGAAACGGCTACTGGTAGCCTTCAATTGACAGCAAGAGATTTCTCTGTAGCTTTCACCAAACTGGTTAATGAAAAGACCACCGAAGCCACCGGAACCATAACCAACGTGAAGGAATCGGCTGAATCATCCATCACACAGACTGCCGAAAAACTTGATTTGTCCTTTAAGAAAACAGTAGAGACAAAGACGGCAGAAGCCACCGGAGCGATAACTGATGCGAAAGAATTGGCGGAAAGTAGTATTCAAGCATCCGCAGAGGCTTTGAAAATAGACTTCAATAAAAATGTAGAGAAAAAGACCAATGAAGCCAACGGAGCGATAACCGACATGAAGAATAAAGCAACATCCGACTTTGAAATCACAGCGAAGAAATTGACTACAACTTTTGAGGAAACTGTAAGTTCGAAGACTACAGAAGCTACCGGAGCGATAAAAGATACTACAGATACTCATAAGTCGGAACTTAGCCGAACAGCTAAAGAGTTGACGGATAAGTTTCAAGAAACCTTAACCGACGCAGAGGGTAATATCATCAAAGAGATTGGGACGCAAGTTACCCAAAATGCTAAACAATGGAAGGTTGAGGTAATGGGAAAAGATGCGGAGGGAAATCCGAATACAATTCTTGCTGCTATCAATGCTGATGAAAGCGGGATAAAAATTAAAGGAGACAAAGTAGAGATTGATGGAACTTTATTTGCACAAATGATTATGGCTAGCGGATTGAATGTCAATGACAAGACTATTATCACAAAAGAGGGATTATTTAAAACGGTGGACGCTATCATTGAGGGATCCATAGCACAATCTTTTAAAAATTTGGGAACTCTGAGAGGAAATGTGACGCTGGATTTTTCTACAGGATTTAATTGGGCGGGGGAAACTTCATCGAATATAATTATGTTTTTGCCATTTGACGCTCCTCACGGCACTTTCTGTGCTATTTTTAATGGAGGTCCCCGCAGACTGACAGGAACTATAACAGTAATGCAACTTAGTAGTACCTGTTTTATTGATAAAAGGTATTTGGATAATCCAGAACAGGCGGTGACGAAAATTAAATTGAGACGTAATCAAATGCTGGAACTTAGGTTTATTAATGCCGGTACGGCTACCGCATGGAGGATTATGAATTATGATGATTTTAGTCTATCACAGGAAGGTGGAAGCTGGGTGTTGTCATGAAGGCTACAGATGTGACGTTTATCGAGGAAAAACAACTTTAATAATATATAATTATGGCATTGAAAAGTATTGCTTTTACACAAACGGGAACGGAGTTTATTTCCGAAGCTATAAAATTGGCAACGAGTAATGTGGTTATTCATCTGGAATTTGCTGGCGAGAATGCGGAGAATCAGCAGGTTCACTTGGCGCAGAGTATCACTAATAGCGGGTATCATGTGTTTGACACTCAAAAGAAATGTGTCAATGGGATTTATGAGAAGAATGTAACGGGAGGAATGCCGGGACAGTATATTAAGGTGATTTGTAATTCAAAGCCTTCATTGGCACAGTATCTGGAAGATGAATAAGTTATGCAAATTGAAGATAGTAATATTGGCAATGTGCTGATTCAAGGAGGTACGACAGCATTCTTTTCGGTGTATATGACACAAGCGTACTTGGATATGCTGCCTTGGATTGTGGCAGCGGTTCCACTTATTGTCGGGGATTTGTATTTCGGCATTAAAAAGGTAAGGTGCAAATATGTAAGCAGCAAGGGGCACAGTGAAAAACCGTCTTTTACGAAGGCAATAGGTATGACTATTGACAAGGCGTTTAGCTACGTCTGCTGGATTCTTATTGCAACTACGCTGGGACTTGCTTTTGAAACGTCGGCTATCAAGTATGTTATTATGGGGGTGGTTTATCTGAAAGAACTGATTTCCTGTTTCAGGAACTACTTTAACTCTAAGGGGTATGATGTGAATGAAGCGGAAATGTTTAAACTTATGTGGCGACTGGCTATACGCAAGGGTGAAGAGACTACGGAAGAATTAAATAAATTGATAATTAAAAAAGAAGAGAAAGATGAAAATTAAACCTACTAAGAATGAGCCGGTATTTATTGTGATTCATTGTTCGGCTACCAGAGAGGACAGGGATTTTACGGAAGGGCAGATTAATGCTAGCCATGTGCAAAGAGGAATAGCGGATAGTGATGGTAGAGGTGGATACCATTATTATATCAGAAAGGATGGTACGGTTATCACCATGCGTCCGGAGGAGGAAATAGGAGCGCATGATAATTGCAAAGTACCGGGTGAAAGTTACTCTTATAATTATTGCAGTATCGGGATTTGCTATGAAGGAGGACTGGATGCGAATGGGAAAGCGAAAGATACGAGAACGGATGCACAGAAGAAAGCGATGGACGGACTGGTGCAGGATGTTTGTTCACGGTATTCCATCGTTGATGTGCTGGGGCATCGGGATACTTCACCGGATAAGAATAGCAATGGAGTTGTGGAACGCTGCGAATGGTTGAAGGAGTGTCCGTGCTTTGAGGTGAAGGATGTTTATACGAGTTTTTTGAGGGATACGATTGTGAAACCTTAGTTTGTGAGAGATGAAAACAAGCGTTGCTACTGTGAAGTTGAATAGCGTAAACTTGAACAGTGTTCGGATGAATATGGTAGAGTTGGGAAGAAAAACGAGTAGACAATCTACACTTCCCGCTCCTGTTGCTTGGTATGATATTGAGAAGGAGGGGAAGAATAATGATTCTCCGGACCGGAGTATTGTTACGGATTTCTCGGGGAATGGAAGGAATTTGAAACTTTATAATTTTGACTGGAGAGGTTATTCGGGATATGGTGGCTACGAAATTAGATATGGAAAAAGAAGCAATGCAGACTATGGAGCTTTGAGTATGAATACTGATTATATAAGTCATACAGAAAATAAGATTTATATAAACAATATGTCGAAAGGAAAGGTAATAATAGGAAGTGAAACAGCGCATTGGGGTACTTATTATTTTTCCCTGAATTGTGATTCACATAAAGTCGTTATAAAAGGACTGCCCGAAGGAGCTAAATTTATTGTTAATATTTATTATAAAAATATTTATAATGGCATCGTTTATCTTGATAAAAACTTGAATACAATTACCTGTGATGGAACATATATACTTTCCGGTTATGTGAGTAGTACGTTGGATAGCCCATATATATATTCTTATTATATAGAATCTCCTGCTGAAGGTCCCTGTGACCTAACTATAGAACAACTTCCTGTATATCCCGGAGCTTTGGTATTTGATTATAATGATGATTATGCTGAATTTGTAGGAGATTTGGGATTAAATGAATATACAGTTTTATTTGATAGGCTTTATTATAATTCATATAAATCAGATAGGTATCCATTATATGCTACACTTAAAAAAGAATACAGTAACGATATTCCATTTAAAATGGAATTTATAGAGCGTAGTAGAAATGAAAATCTATCATATTCGTATGGTGCAAGTACGGAAATTGACACAATTAATGGTATCAGAAAAGTAAGTGTACAAACTTCTGTTTCATATAATGGGAAAGATATACTTAGAGGGGATTCTTTGAAAAAAGGGAATGGCTTATGTTTAGGTCATAATAGTCATTTAGCCTTTTATAAATTGCTCCTTTTTGACAGGATACTTACTGCGGAACAGATTGAATTAGCTAAAGTAAAATATGGATTTAATAAATAAGCAAAAAACATGAATTATGTAATTGTGACTGTGGAATGGTGCCTATCAAAGGGAATAACAGTACCTGAATCGGCACGAAAGAGTGTGAATGGTAAAATGGTTTTGTTTCACTATGGCTATATCCAGCCTGTATTGACAGATGGTGATGTGATGGACGTGTATGTGCATGACAGCGAGGAACTAAGGAATATCCTAAATAGTCCGGAGTGGAGTGATTCTACAGAAAAAGAAGAAATGACATGAAGCAACTCCCCTATTTTATAATTGTGGTTCTTGTTCTGATTATCGTGTTCCGCCCTAACAGAGTGGAACACGTATCAAGTGAAGTGGTGAGGGATACTGTGTGCTCGGTGGATACGGTACGGGACACGGTGCGTTATCCGGTGCGGGAGGTGCTGGTTGATTCGGTGCCTTATCCGGTTTTTGTGCGGGTGGCGGGAGATACTGTCCGGGATACGGTTTATTTGCCGATCACACAAAAGGTTTATAAAGATAGCTTGTATACGGCTTATGTGAGTGGATACAGGGCGAAGCTGGATAGCATTGAGGTATATAGCCGGAGGCAAACGGTATATGTGCGGGAACGGGTGAAACGGAAACGCTGGGGACTGGGTGTGCAAACCGGATACGGATGGAGCGAAAATAAGAGAGGCGCGTATGTGGGGGTTGGTATTAGTTATAATTTGCTGGAATGGTAGAACCTTAGTACAGATTAATAGATAGAATTTGCTTAGTGAATGGGTTGTGTATATTTGCCATATGGAGATAAAGCTAAATATTAAGAAAGCAGCAGTGTATAACGAGGTGGATAAGACTACTGCGTATGTCGGTTCCAAATTGATGGACGGGAATGAGGATACTTATGCCCGTGTTTCCACTACGGATGATGACAGGGAGATGCTGGAAAGATTTTGGAGGGAAACTTGCAGTGCTGTCGTTGATGAATTTAAGTTATTTATAAAGGATGTAAGCGCACCAGAGAATAGCCAAACAGTTGATGATGCGGAGATTTTCTCTCTGGAAATGATTATGCCTTCTTCTTTTGACGATAGATTGACTTCTTCTATCGAGATGAGCCTGTTTTCGTTTTTTGTAAGTTCTATACTTATCAAGTGGTTTGCTGTGACGAATAAAGGAGATGTAGAGTATTACCAGAATCAGGCGATAACTTTTGGGAATGAGATAAGGAGAAAGGTATTTCATCGTAAGAAACCAATCAGAATTATACCAAATGAGTAAAATTGATTTAGTGATTACGTTGCATAAGTCGGAGTTGATTTATGATGTACGGAATAAGACTTATTTAATAGGTCGGAATAGGTATGATGGAAAGAATGATGAACAGGTGGCGAATATGCAGGTGAATGAGGAGGGTGAGCACATGGAACAGATTCTACGCTCAATAGGTGATGCATATAACGGGCTAAAACTGAAACTGGCAAAGTATTATAAGAACGTGGGAAATCTTTCTGATAAGGTGAGCAATGTTTGGATGAATGGCGAGGGGAATCTGGAGTTTATCTTGGAAGTACCAGGTAATTTTGACCGGAATGTTGTGGATACGATTGCCTCCGGCTGCCACAAATTCATAGTGAATACTGCCATCGGTGAATGGTTTGCCATAACTAAACCGGATGAAGCTGAAATGTATTTGGCGAAAGCCGGTAATGGTCTGGCTGAGATTCATGCGGCAATTAATAAACGTGTAAGACCTATAAGAGAAGTGGAAGATGATAAAACAGCGGAAAATTATTGAGGTGTCTCTGTACAGAAAAGCATTGGTATATGATGCGGAGAATATTGCTTTCATCATAGGCGATAATATGCAGGGCGGTGATGAAAAGGAAAAAAGTGGAGTGATGGATTTGGGGCAGGATGGAAATGTAGACAGGGTGACACGTGTACTGAATAAGTCGTTTAATGAACTGGTGTATGCTTTGACTGCCTATACAAAAGAGGATACGATGGAGGACTGCGTGGTGGATAACCTGTTTACGGAGCCGGAGATTTATGTACTTAAATTGAGTGTTCCGGTGACTTTCAGCAAGCCTAACATAGAGGCGGTGAAGACTGCAGCACATGAGTACCTTGTCTGTATGTCTCTGTTTGAGTGGTTTATGATAACGAAGAAGGATGAAGCGCAAGGGTATTATGATAGGGCACAGATGGAGCTAGTGAAGCTAAAAGGGTATCTGGAGGCGAGGACAAAAATGACTCGGAGGCGGTTGAGTACATTTTGAATAATGATATTAGATTACGATGTTTTTTCGGATAATTATTTGGATGAATGCAACTTTTAAGTTACCTTTGTGTTATGAAAAAGTACAGAAGCGTAATCACGTATAAAAATTATTTTGAAGATTTCCTTAATCTACAGCGACCAAAGGTGGTTAGCAAAATATTGCAAATATTACGAATAGTAGAACAAGTGGAGCAAATACCTGTTAATCATTTAAAGCATGTAGAAGGAACAAATGGGTTATTTGAAATACGTGTTAAGTTTGGCAGTGATATATTTCGTATTTTCTGCTTTTTTGATGCAGGCAGATTAGTTGTACTTTTGAGCGGATTTCAAAAGAAGACACAAAAGACACCGCCAGAGGAAATAAAAAGAGCCGTTAAACTCATGGAGGAATATTATAAAGAAAAGGAGGAGCAAAAATGAATATAAAAACATTGGATGATTTGCAAGACAAGTATATTGGTCCAAAGGGGTCAGTAGAACGTGATGTTTATGAAAAGGAACTTGCAGACTTGATGATAGGTTTCCAAATTAGGGATGCAAGAATAAAACTTGATTTTACACAAGAGCAACTTGCGGAACGTGTAAACAAGAAACGGGCGTTCATTTCTCGTATAGAAAATGATGGAAGTAATCTTACTATAAAAACCTTACGTGATATCGTTGAACGCGGTTTAGGAGGAAAACTGAAAATTGAAGTTCAACTCTAAAATGGTGTAAAGAGAGAGGGGAAAGTTCCGAAATAGGTGCTTTCCCCTCTCCTATTTTACCGTAGTTTATTTGTTTGCTTGATGTCGAACACGAGTGAAGTTCCCGATAGGCTTTCGCCTTCTTCGAAGTCTACGGCTACCAATAGACGGAAGTATTTGTATGGGGTGCCGTGGATTGAACGGATGTAGTGGTCCTGACTACTAGCTATTAGATAGTAATCTATGCCATTGCGGGAACCGTATAAAGCAGATTTAACCTTTCCTTTGGCGAAGATGCCACGATGAATGAGTAATGTTACTGTTTTCAGAATGTCTGGCGTATCAAGCTTAAGCGGGCGTGTGATAAGTAAACCTTGGGTACGTTGAAAGTCTGTTATCTTGGAAGAAAGGTTTAGTACTTCATAGGAATCGGTTGTTATGTAGCTGTCCGGATAGCTATTCACTACGTTTTCATAATTTGCTGGCATGGTACTCCATGTCTTTGACAACATGGAAAAGATGTAGGCGTATGGCTGGGATGGATTGAATATCATTAGCCGTTTGTTTGGATAATCATAGGCTATCTGTGATTGGGATAGATAGTTTTTGAGTGGAATGTATTCGAAGTCTAAATGTGAGAGTTCGATAGCTTTAAGTAATGGGGATAGTTTGCTCAGACGAGCATGATTGAACTCTTTGCCATCTAAGATAACAGATATACATTGGCTTTCGGCACCTTGCAAAAGCATTATACCTTGCTCGGTGGTGAATATGATGGCTCCGTCAATTTGAGTTATTGACTTGGGATTATTGCAGATGTCTCGAGTAGCCGGCTGCTTTGCTGAATAGGTTCCGGTGCTTCCTACTTCCAATGCCCATACTCCTTCACTGGTAAAGGCGTACAAGGGGAATTGTCCGAACTGACCTTGCGACAGTGCTTTGGTGGTTGATGATATACCAATGATTTCGCCTGTGCCGATGGTGTTCATTCCTAATACAGGAAAGATGAAGGGGTTGTTTACTTCGGAAGTGTATAACTTATTAGGGTTACTAGTCTCACGGCTGGTTAATGTTAGTTGGGATTCGTCGAAGTCTTTATCTGCAATCCATGTAAGTGCTTTGAATGAACCGAAATAACATGCTCCATTCAGATTTTTGTGCGGGGTGAGTTTAACTTCGGCATAAAAGTGAAGCGAATCAATAATGGTTGAATCGTCTATATCTGGTAGTCCTCTGCGAATAATCATTTTATAAGCATTGATATTGGGATAGTAAAGATAGTCGGCACAGAAATCTTCCAGTTTGACCTTGCTTTGATTGGTAACTATAATGTTTTTATCATGTTCGCGAATAAAGGTGTAGCAAATGAACACCTGTTTAAAAGCAGGCTTATCTCCTGTGAAAGGACAAAGAGATTCAGATGGAAAGCCGTTTGTGAGGATTTGGCTTATGTTGGCTATATTGAGCCGCGCGTTGTAGACAAAGGAACATTGTGCTTTGATTATGTTGTGCGAATTATAATCATCGGTCATTCTTTCCTGTAAGGACAATGTGTTGAGTATGCTGCTGCCTACCGGAATATCCTTTCTACTGTTAATGGCAAGGTCTGTCATAGGGAGCGCATGAAGCTTGTAGAATAAAGAACAGTCTGTGATATTGGCTTTCAGTACATCGGTTTCTGTGGCGGGTAGAGCAAACACGGTACCAGGATAAATAGTGTTGCCATTATCCGGATATGGGCACAACTCGCGAAAGTATGCAATGGTTAGTTCTTTTTTATATTTTAGAATGTCGGTTATACCGCCGCCAGTTCCTACAACTTTTGATATAGTATAATTGGGGAGATTGGTTTGATTGGCTACTTTTATACGTTCTACTTTTCCTGATTGATTATAGGTGTATATAGGGTCTGAAATGAAAATATCTATCCCTTTTACAATGTCGGACCATTCTTCCAGCTTTGGCAGGATTTCGCTGTTCATGACCTGATAGTCAAGCGCGCAAGCAAGTGCAGCTATTTGCATTTTGAAAGTACTACCGGACCAACTTTTGCAAATGGCAAAGGGGGATACGCCCGAAGATGGTATCATCAGTACCGGTGCAGAGTGCATATAAAGGGAACCATCGAACAGACGATAGGCGTAACGGACGAAGAAGGGATAAATGAAACGTCCTTTGTCTTTGGCTCCTTCCTGAATGAGCTTATTTACCTTGGCAAGTATTTCACCGGTAGCGATGTTTTTGTTTTCTTCGGATAACTCATTATAGAGATTATCTTGATTAATAGACGTGAGGTTCATACTCCATTCTTCGCTTCTTGTATCATAGCCCTTTAGCCCGAAAGACAAGGATATAAAAGGTGGCTTCTGTCCTAAGTAGATGTAGTTGTCGTCTTTGAACAGTGCATAGTGAATGCCACTGGAAAAGAGGAAAATTAGTGTATTGCCTAATGCGGTGACGTTTATCAGACTCTCTTTGCCGATGGTGTTGAGGGTGAAGGGATAGTATGCTATTTCATCATTTACCAGATGGAACGCTTTGATGGTGTTACCATTAAGGATGATGTAGTTTGTGTAGAATCCGCTCTTATGAACGTATATCAGGTTGTCTCCTTTGCTGTATTGGAAGAGCTTGGCAGGAGAAGGAACGGGGTGTAAATCGCCATTCTTGTTGGTGAGATTTACGAGAACTGCCAAATCGCCATCGGAACATTCATTGTCCGATGGGATGTTGGTGATACCTGTGTACTTAATTTCTTTTTGCATATAAATTATTGCGTGTTATGATGGGTAATACTTTCTTTCCGTTAATGATTTGCGGGTCGCCAACACGATAGTGTGCTTCGGGTGCATCAGTTAAAGCGATGATGGAACGAGACAGTTCTATCCAGTTGGCGCGCATGAATCGTCCGGTCTTCTTTGCTTTCCGGCACCGTCCTTTGAATGTTCCTGCCGGATTCTTATGGGCAACATAGAGGTAGTGTTCTCCCTTTTCCTCGAAGATATTGATTACGTCTCCGTGTTCAATGCAGAGAAGGATACTTATCTTTGAGGAGATTTCTATAAGTCCGTTGCTATGGAAAAGAATGTCGGGACGGATATTTGTTGCTAAATTTGTCATGGCTTCACTATTTCGTAATAGATTGTTTTGTCCGGCAGTTGTTTTCTTATTACCCGCAAGCGGTGTTTACCTTCGGACAAATCGAATTTGTAATAGATGTAGTTTACTGACGGGGTAAGACATTCAAAACCGATGGTCCTGAACTTGGAGTTGTATTGAAGCTCTCCGCATTGGGTGCTCTTGGCGAATGATTCTTCCACAGACCGGAAGCCGTATGTGTTGCCTACGCGAAAAACAAAGATGTGTACTGTTTTGGACTTATCTTTGTGTATCTCGTTGTACAAGGCTTTGTTTACTGTTACCGAATTATCGGATGAATCGGTAACTACGCAGAGTTTTCTTTTAAAAAGATTTGCTATTTTCTTTATCATACTCGAAATTAGTTGTAAGGATGGTGATTACTTGTTTATCCATTAATATTCTACGCGCGAACGAAAGGAAACGGTTTCAACGAAAGTAAAAGATAACGTTGACTCTATGCTTTTGCGGTGTTCGATGGCTTCTTTCTTTGTTCTGAAAATACTGCTCGTTATTTCTGTTCTATCGGTTCCACGCCAGTTGATGATGTTGGCGTAGTATTTGCGCCCGAATGTTTTGGCTAATAGTTTCTTTATCATTGCTTTTTTGATTTAGTGCGGATTTTACGAATGAATGCTTTTGTTTTATTGAGAAGTAACTCGGTGATGTCATCTGCTCCATTGGCAAAGTTGATTTGATAGACCGAATCGGTATTGTCACTCATGAACTTTACTTGGGCATGGGCTTCTTTTCCTAAGCGGACTATTGCGTCGAACATTTCGATTTTGTAATCCGGGTGATACTTTCTTAGAATCTGGTCGGATTCCATTGTTAGCGTTTCAATCATGTCGCACAGGAAGATGACGGCATTGGTGTATATGTTCATGTTCTCCCGATCTTCCGGCTTCATATCTGTCATAAGCAACTCCATGCGTTCAGCCTGTCCTTTATACTTTGCAAGGTAGCTGTTTATCACTCGTGTTTCTATTTCTTTAATTTGCTGGGATAGCTTGGTTACTTCTATATAATTGCGGTTGTGCAAGGCTTGTTCTTTCTTTTTCAGCAAGGCTTGCATTTGCGGGTCTTTGTGGATGCCCTGCTTAAAAAGTTCTGCTATCTCGGCAGGTATATCGTTAATTGTGAGTTTGGTATTATTTCCCATGTTTACGTTTCTTTGATTGTACTTTAATTGGATTCCATTTTTCTCCGGTGCCGAACTGGTTGAGGCGGAAACCATTAATCCTTAGCCAGTACTTGAATGTTTCTTTATTGGTTATTCTATTCATGTGCTTTTTTATATAAATTCTTTGAACGCCAGTTTATATACATCATATTGTCGCCCGATTATGTAAAATGAAATGCGGTGACCTGTTGATGTGGCATCTTTAATCTCTAAAACAGGATAGGGTAAAGAATCGGTTTCGATTGTTTCGATGTCACTGTGGATGGAGAAGTGTTGCTTTAGAGAAAGCAGAATCTTATTCAGTTTATCCTCCGATAGAACTTGTTTTATCTTTCGCTGATTTCTTAGTGCAAATCTCATAGATATCCAAGTTTTTGTTTTGCCTCATTGAAATAGCGGGGCAGATTATTCATTGCTGTGTCTCCGGAATGTCCCAAACGCCAAAGTTCGCACTGCCAATCTTCTAGGGATGTGTTTTCAGATACTTTGTACTTATCCATCACATCTTTGATTTGTGCGCAATCTTCGTATAACTCATTACTCTTTGCATACAAAAATACCATGTACAAGACGTATTGACCGTATTTTAATAATATGGATTCAAACTTATTCATGATTGCTTTTTCTTTTTCATGTTTCGGGGATTATAGTTTTTGCACTTACCGGCATTCGATTTGCGAGGTATCGGTGCTTTGACAGGTGGACCGTACATTTGAAATAGTCGGTCAAATTCTGTTTTGATGTTCATAATTACTTTGATTTTTAATCGAGAAGTGAGGTTTACTTTCTACGGCTATCACCAAGCAAGGGAATGACATTGAAGCTCTTGAAACGATCTATCAGCCTTTCCCCGAATCGGGTTGTAAATTCATCAACTGATAAATTGCTGGTGATGTGGTAATTCTTAAACTGGTTTTGGTAGATTTCATAACGGGCATAGAGAAATTCATCTATCACACTGTCAAGGCTGGTGCCGTAGCTTTTCTGATTCTCAGTTTCCAGTCCGATGTCATTAAGGCAAATGCTGAACGGATTGGGCTTGAATCCTTTTGACTGATTTTCGTTGTAGGTGTACAAATCAATGTGGCTATGCTTCTTGTAGTAGTTCATCATTTGAGTAACTGACAGGTTCTCAAACTGGTTAGGGTTGTTAGTCAGCCGCAAATAATCTGAGAATATCTGCATAAGCAAGGTTTTACCTGTGCCGGGGTCGCCAACGATCAGCAGGTTCTTGTGAATTTTATAGTTTTCTTCTGGAAAGACTTTCTCCGCAAGTTGGCAACCGTTGAAATAGTACAGCAGGAAAGACAATAGCCGTGAATTGTACTCGTCGACCTCAAAATCTCTAAACTCACGGTTCATGTAGTCGTTGCCTAACTGCCTGATTAAATCACGGTGGGCATAATATTCTTTCGGATTGGTCAAATCATATTCAAAATCTTGAAGAATAGTCTTTTTGTGAATTTGTACCAGATTGTATATCTGTTGCCTTTTCAACTTTGCCTCGAACGTTTCCGGCTGTAGGCTTTGAAATTGATTCGAAAGTTTTCTTTCTTGTTCTGTCATCTTGTTGCTTTTTAAGTTCTACGTTTAACCAGCGGGAAAAATATCTCATTGCTTCGGATGGGGAAATGGTTGTCTCGCCTTCATTCTGTAGTTTTCGGAAGAAGGAAATTAAATACTCTTCAAAACTTTCCAATGTGAAGTCTTTGAAGCACATTCGGATATTCATGCAAAACGGCTCTATCCACGATTGATTTGATTTCAATTCTTGATAGCATTCGTCTAACTGCTTATCGAAAATTCTATCAGGTGGAAAATAAACCGGTTCGTCCGTCTGTATAGAAAGAGTATTATCTTCTTCTTTGTCTTTATCTAATACGCGTACATTATAAGTGCTAGGTGGTACTTTAGGTTGCGGGTTAGGTGGTACTTTAGGTATCTCTTTAGGTGTTACTTTAGGTGTCAAATTCTGATAGCTTAATTGATACCTTGTTTTGTTTGCCTTCCCTTTGCCACCCGAAGTAAATGAAATAAGACCCGCTTGAGATAATTTATTTCGGGCTGTTTTTAGACTATTAAGTGACACTCCTACGTCAGCTGCCACTCGTGCGTCACTACGTATCCAGTTATCTACCCAGCCTAAACGATTCGCTGTTTTCAAAAAATAGAAATAAAGCCTCGTTTCACAGCAGGTAAATTGCCAATGTTCGTCTAATTCCCAAAATTGGTTGATTAAGTCTATATAGGTCATTGTTCTTTTAGTCTATAATAGTGGTACATTATTTCCCGGTGTTGATTAAAAGGGCACGTTCTGTAGAGAAGCATAAATTGTCACATTTAAAACTTTGTGCTAGAAAAATGGAGAACGTGCCCGAATTATTACTGTTTTTGCTGTGTCACATTTAAATTTTATTTTATGGAAAAAAGAGACGAAGCCTTTATTGCTAAAGCAACAAAACTTATTAATGAATATAAAAGTTTGGAGGAAGCTCCACGGAACGGTGTTTGGGATACATCGCATTCAGAAAAATATAATGTCCTACGTGAGGATATGGTCCACTTGTTGTATGCTTACGATTCAAATATCCCTTCATTTGCAAAAATCAAACAACGTATAGAATGCGGAGGTTCACCTTTTACAGATGAAGTTTTAAAGTGTCTGGAATATACTATACACTACATTAATGATATCAAGATTTAGGACTTTTTTTTATAGCTCTCTCCCAAATCTCTCTGATATGGCTCTCTACTATATCAGGGAGATTTTTTAATTCATTGCCATTCAAAGTAATTCCATCAACAGATAAAGATATCTTCCATTCTTTCGGAAACTCTGAACATTGATCTACTTCTATTTTTGATTTTCATAATTTATTTCTTTTTATTGATTTAGTTTTTCGTTAAACACTGAATCTGCTTGCTGAAATTGCTTCGTAAAGCGATTCCCTTTTTTACTTGGCAGCACATCAGGTTGATGTGATTTCTTTGTTGGGTGATTCTCCACTGACTTTCTCAGTGATGCGCATCCCGCCATCATGGTGAGAAGTGCGCAGATTATTAGTATCTTCTTCATTGCTTTATATTATGATTTAATGTTTAGTGATTATTACCATCCCAATAAAAAAGATTAGAAATATCACAAATACCACCCCGAAAGCAAATAAGCAACCTGCTTCATACTCGTCTTCTTTCTGTGGAGTGTTCTCTCTATACCAGTCAATAGGGTTTTTACTTTTGCTCATATTTAATCTGGTTTTACGCTATTTGTTTATCGAAAATTTTAATACACTCAAATAAATACTTTGCTACCGTTGGGTTTACTGCAGTGCCGATACTTCCAACTCTGTGTGTCCAATTGGAAAACCCATCATCATTTCTAACAGTGCTATACGCTGGGATTTCAAGAATCCTTTTTGCGCAAGTATATCCGATACTCGTATCTGAT